TGACCCGCATCGATGACGGCGAGGGTCCAGCCCGTCTGGTTGCCTACGCCAAACGTGGAGCGACCGAGAACGTGCGCAACAATCTTCAGATCGATGTGACCTCGCTGACGAGTCAGATGATCGGTGGAAGCATCGTGTTTACCGCGACCGCCGTGTCCAAGAAGACAGGTCGCCAGGAAATTTCCACAGGCTCAAAGTGGATCGAAGGGATGTCTGGTACGCAACTAGATGACGCCATTATGACAGCGAACACGCGTGCCCTTCGTCGCGTCACACTGCAATTCGTCGGCGCTGGAGTGCTGGACGAATCCGAAGTTCATCAAGGTAGGACGGTGAAGATCATTGCCCACCCGACTGTGTCCGAGTTTATCTCCATGGCTGCACCGCAGCCGACTGTAGCCGCGTCGAGTGCGCCGGGCAAAGATATCACACCCGATATCTCAGGTCTTGATGACCAGCAAAAGATGAAAGAAGAGTTTCAAAAGTTGTATGATAAGATCACGAACGAGATCGGCTCTACGCCACCGACTCAGCAAGCTGAATTCGAAGCACGCATGGCCAAGCTTCGCGCCGATGCTATCGCTTCACTGAATAAGCCTGTTTCAGCAGTCGTTGAAACGCCCCAAACCAGTGAAACTAAGAAAGCAGTCCGCAAGCCCCGTGGCCCGAACAAGGCGAAAGTGAACATGGGTCCGTCCGAACCGCCTTCGACCGCACAGTCATCGTCGCCGACCGAGGCGCAAAAACAAGCCGCTTTTGAAAGCATTCCAGATCATACTACGGGGTGGCATGAGGTTCCAAAAGGTACAATCGCAAGCGTCACCCAAACCGTCCCGCCTGCTGTCGTCAGCGCACAAGTTGACCAATTCTTGGTGGCTAAGGCTACCGCGCCAGCAAAACCGCGCCTATCATCTGAATTAGTCAAGCCATTCCGTCAGCGTCTCTTCAAGATTGTCAACGATCATCTAGAGCCGAACGGATTCGCGCCGAAGGAAGGCAAGGGAAACGCAGACAAGATGCGTGATCTAGCAAACATCATGTTCCCAGACGTTGCGAATCTCTCGGAGTTGACCGTCGAGCAGTGGGAGAAATATCTCACGACGCTCGAAACCAAGATCACGAACGAAGGCGCGAAGGTAGCCATCAAATACATAGAGGATACTGTCGGGATTTAGTACCGTATCTGGTACCGTAACCTACTTAACGACTCACATAAGACACCTTATGGACTTTAACCCATCTCAGAAGGAAGTCATCCAGACCATAGACGGTACTTGGGTCGTGGTTGCAGGCCCGGGTTCAGGCAAGACCACGGTGCTACTAGAGCGCCACATTCAGATGTTGATCCGCGGAATCCCGCAGCGCGACATTCTGAATCTGACCTTCACCAGTGCCGCCGCCGAAGAGATGGTGCGCAGGATCGGCATTATCAATGCGGAGTCCGTCTTCCGCACGTTTCACTCGTTTGCCTTGGAGTTATTGAAGCGAGAGCGCAAGTTTGTGCCGTTCCAGATGACCGACACGATCATTCCCGTTCGCGGCGAGGATTACCAGTTGCTTTTTGACCTGGTCAAGTTGTACCCGCAAATTCCAAGCTTCAGAACGTTGCAAGGAAAAATTTCTGAATGGAAGCGCACTAACATTACGCCCGGCCAAGCCCTTCAGGAATCCGTCGGGATGGAATATTACCTAGCATTGGCATACGCGGATTATGAGCAGCGCTGCCGTGAGCAGGGCTGGCTAGACTTCGATTCCCTGATGCAAGAAGCAGTGAAAGTACTGGAGACTTATGATGACGTACAAGCAAGAAATCAACGCAGCTATATTTCGGTGGATGAATGCCAAGATACCGACATTACCCAGTTTCGACTCCTTCAGCTTCTCTACAAAGACAACATCCTCGTTGTTGGTGACGAAAATCAGCTTATATATGAATGGCGTAGTGCACAGCCGGGCAATCTTTCAAACTTCTCTAGAATCTTCCCAGGAGCGAGAACGCTATATCTCGGACAGAATTACCGCAGCACTGGAAGACTTGTTCAGTTCTATAGAGAAATTCTCCCGGTAGATAATGGGCTCGCCAGTCACATGATGACGGTGAACCCAGAAGGCGTCGATCCGATATTCATCAAGTATCCAGATGACGACACCGAGGTGCGTAAAGTCCTCGAACAAGCGTCGAAAGACCCCGAGAACTCGGTCATCATAGCCAGGACGAACCGCCTGCTCTTCAACGTGCAGCGCATCGCTGCATCGAAGGGCATCAAGTATCGTAACCTAGGGAAGAAAGATTTCTTCGAGCAGAACGAAGTCAAGGCACTCTTGACCCTAGCGAAGGACGTGAGCCAGTTCAATAATGCGCAAACCTCGCTACGGAATATCATTGTGGATCATAACCTGTTCAACCGCTACCGAAACTCGGGCGATGTGATGAACTCTGACCCAATCGAGAACCTGAACAACGTGGTGAAGATTGCTGCCACACGGGGCGGGAACGTGGCCGAATTTCTCAACTACATCCGAAAGTTGACGTATGGCAGAAAGTCTCGAAAGGAAAAGGACTTGATGCTGGCGACAGTACATCAATACAAAGGAAGAGAAGCTAAACATGTTTATGTGATCGGATGCGAACAGGGCATGATGCCCCATAAAAACGGGGAGCTAACAGAGGAGCGTCGAATCTTTTTCGTGGCGTGTTCGCGGGCTGCTGAGACGCTTCAGCTATCTTGGTCAGGTTCTCGAAGCATGTTCATACCAGAGAAGTATTTTTCGCAGATCGTGGAGTACCAATATGATTTTCAGGGGGTTTGAAATGACAGCACCATTCCTTTATGTGAATAGCCGTGGTTTTCCGCATCGGAAGCACAGTTATAGTGCCGGGATGCTCTTCGATAAAAGTCCTTATGCCTATTACCTTCAAAAGGTTTTAGGATGGCGCGAACGGGATAACAAAGCTAGATTCTGCTTCGGAAAAGCAATCGAGGAGAGCATTCAGGCATACCATGAACGCAACAGTCAGATCGATATCGTCGAGGACTTCGTGCGCCGTTGGGCGGCCCACAAAGAGAACGGCGATATGACATACACTGACGTTGAGAAGGATTGGGCAAACTGCGAGATAGTGGGAAAAGATATGGTTCGTCTTTATCGCGTGAGGCAGCCCAGTCTTCCCATCCCGCTAGGGGGAAACAGTGTTTTTCAAAGAGAATATTCCAAAGTCGTGTTTGAAGGCGACCCAAACTATGGGGAAATTGAAGACGCGGGCAGGTTGGACATTGTCTGCTATATTGAAACGCCTAATCACCCGCTTCTGCCACGAACTGAGTGGGAATCGAAGTCAGAACCCTTCTTGCCGCTTATCGTTGACATCAAGACTAGCGCACTCGATTTCCCAGAACAGATGGGAATGGCGGCATATGACACGCAACTCCGTCGGTATTCATGGCTCTCAGGAATCAGAACAGTTGCCTTCCTCTGGTTTGTTAAGAAGGGATTAGGTTATAAAAAGGGCTATTCTGTGACGCTGCTGGAAGCTACAGAAAACTTTAAGGCGGGGCAAGAGGCCGTCATCGCCAAGGTGGACGGCGACCACGCATGGGTAGTCTACAACGACTTCATGCTCGAAGAAATGGATCGAGCGCAAGGTAAGAAAGGAGACAAGTTGGATCAGACGGATGTAGCGAAGGAACGCGCCCTGAACTGGCTCAAGCAGAACGGCACCTTCACACCGTTGACGAGCCTGACCAAGCAGCGTTTGCAATTCAATGCGGGCCTTGTCAGCGAACAGTCGGCAGCCGAAGCGGGCCAAATAGCGGCACGACAGATCGTATCTATCGTGAACGCATCTAAGAATAATCAGTGGCCGAATACGTTCGGAATTCGTTACCCGCACGACGACCGCAACGACTCTTACTTTAGGGCATTCGTGCTGAAGGAAGAGGCTTACAGGAACCAGAACTTTATCAAATCAGACGAACAGTCATTCGATGACTTGTTTCGAGAAGAGGAAGTATGAGTGGTAGAAAACCTAGCTTAGATGATTATGATAATATGTCGCTTAATTGGTCGTCCTATTTCGGTTTACGTGATGGTAGACTTAAAGAGGTTGATTCCCCGGAACCCGGCGGCGAGCGAAGATTTTCAGAAAGTCAACAACGAGAAGCGAGACTTAAAAATCTAATGAAAGAATTGGAGACTCCCGATGAAACTTAGCATATTCGCAGTGAATGATATCGAGGATGTAAATGAATTCCACGGACGAGAAGCTGGGGGGAACCGTGCTATCGGTCTTCAAGATGCAGAAGATGAAATGATTACTGCGATTGACGAACATAGAATGAGTCCGGCAAAACTATCGGCTACTAGGTTCCTCACCTTTCTAGGAAACCGTAGGTTGACGATTGCGAAGTTGAAAGAACTTCCAATCGAGGAGCAAAAACGACTTAAGAAAGAATTTCTAGGAGACTAAAATTTGGAGAAAGGCGGTTCATTTTCGAGTCTACGAACTCAATTAGACGGGAACGACAGCTTTGTTCGAGGTGGTCACGGCATTATCAAGACCGCTGGAGCAACGCAGCACACCGCTAGAATGAGGAGAGTACCCGTGTGGGCGCTCGATGATGAAAAGGTTGCGCAATTTATCCGTATTCGTTTTCCGAAAGCAATGTCCGATCCAGAACAACGTAAACTCGCTTCTCGAATGGTTAGGTTTATACATCTATATTACCGAGTTGGGGCGACAATAGCTTCTGTTGCGGAAGAGTTGAAAATGACTACTAATGCGGTAGAGTGCCTAACATACCGGGTGAACAAGGCTATGAAGAATTCTTTCAAACCCTCTCACAGGCCCAGAGGACGCCCTAGAAAGGGCGACGGTATTGGGGCATCTAGTGAGGCACTGTAAGTCTCGAAGGGAGATATGGACACTAAGAAAATTCTGGAGCACACGTGTTTCCAGAGGGATAACCCACTGTCGCCAGTGGGGTGCAGATGCAGGAAGTACATCACGACCGTGGAAGCCGCCAAGCTGATAACGCAGGGCTCGGCACAGTTTGTCGTTAAAGGATACAAGACCGCAAGCATTGAAGAGGATTGCCCGCTCTGCGCAGGCCAGGAGAAGCGGGTACGTAGTTGTGTGATGTGCAAACGCACGGGCAAGGTCACCGTCAACAAGAAGATGGAAATTTACGGGGATGACATCATCATCACCATTGGATCAAAGGGTAAGCGCCTAGCGAACGCCACAGCAAAGAAGACACCGAGATCGCCGACTATCGAACAAGGGCACATCGAACGCCTCGTGGGCGCTATTGGAAACAGTACTCAAGCCGCCTCGAACCGTATCGACGAATACGAGATGCTTACGCTGAAGGAACGTTTAAGGTTGTTGGTTGTAAATTATAATCTTGAGGCATTCGAGATCGCCTGGGCGCTATGGGTATTGGACCCGGCGTGCGAATTTCCGATGAAGCTTAGGTTAGAACCCGTGGACGACGCGAAGACGCACACAGGCCGACGCTACGATTTTGGACGCTCTGTTTAATGAGTGGGCCACATAACGAATACGAGGAGATCAATATGATAAAAGAATTTTACATCCGTTGGAAAGCAAGACGCGCATTGAAGAAGGCCATACCTGTGCTGGAAAAGATTTGCAGTGAGGCACCAGCAAGTATGTTCAAGGACCTATTTCGAGATAGATACGGCAGAGACCTCGATCATATCGAAGCGAGAAATACACTTTCCGCCGCAGTTCAGCGCATGAAGGTTTTTCTTCGATGAAAACTTATAACGTCGAACTCAGAGCATACGACCAAATTCAAGTCGAGGCGGAATCTGCGGAAGAGGCTACGAATATAGCTATAGATCAAGCGTGTGCTGACTGGATTGTTGAAAACGTTGAAGAGGTGCCCGAGTGATCGATCCGCAAGACATAGTCGAAAGCGTGTCCGATATACAAGAGCCTATCACCTATGAATCGGTGAAGCCGAGTATCGAGGGCATCGTAGCGGCAGAGAATGCGCTGGCAGCCATCAAACAGCGCTCGTTTTCTGGCCGTCACCCAGAACTTGGCAAGATGATAAAGTGCCAAGTTTGCAAGGCTCGTCACCGTACAACCGTCAACTGTACGGTTACGTTCACAACTGTCGTTGATCGTGGGCCAAATGAGCGCACAGTTCCCGAGAGAATTGCATCGCAGAACACGGCAAAGGGTGTTGTCGGTGCCGCCGCGTTCAAGGGCAAGCGCATCAAGCCGCACTTCAATAAACGTGCCAAAGCGTTGAGGCATTGAGGATGATCTACCGTTTTAAACTTGACAAATTTACAGAAATATGAGACTATCAGGCTTCGGATGGGTGCCATTAATGGGTCAAATAAAGACGATGACGGCTATAATCATAGGCGGGGATGGCCTGCGTTACGAGAAAGACCTTAAACAGCACTTTACCCACGTAGCTTTCTGGAATACTTTTCCGCCATTTCGAGAAACAGACGCAGCCCGCAGAGCATGGGCAGATAGGGTACTAGACATGAAAAGCGAGGGCTAATGAAAAACGTCAATATGGATATGAGTAAGCCTGTCCCGGTTGGGAGGTTTCGACTGGGCCTGCGCTGGGTGCAATTATTCGTAGCGCCTAATACGGCCAGTGGATCGGTGGAACTGTTGCCAGACGATCAGGGCCAGACGAAAATCTTCGTCGGCGTCGAAGACGGGTGGACCGAAGCCTTGGCGACTCTGCTCCATGAACTTTATGAGGCGTCACTGGTTGACTTGAACGTGCGGTACAAGAAGAAGCCTTCATTCTCTGAGGAGTCTTCAGACTACATGTTCTTCATGTCGCATAATGAACTCGGGGAAGCGCACGAACGCGTGGGCGACTTCTTGAACCATGCGTTGTCGCCCTTCACTCGTGTATTCGAAAAAGTTCGCGCCGCGCAACGAAAGAAAGAAAAACTTGACAGAAAGAAAAAGAAATAGAGTGTTAATATGCGAACCTATTTGATCTCGGATTGCCACATGAATCATGCCAAGATAAAAACTTGGTGTGATCGCCCCGACGACTTCACCGAGCGCATAGACGACAACGTCATGCGTATCCTGAAGGCGGGCGACTTGCTATTGGACCTAGGTGATTTTGGTATAGGCAAGCCTGAATTGTACGTGGCGACCGCTAAGAAGTGGCGCGACGCGGGCATAATCCATGTGCTGATACGCGGCAATCACGATCAGAAGTCTTGCCAGTGGTATATGGAGCACGGTTTTAGCTTCGCCTGCGATGCCATGATATATCGTGGCGCATGGTTGACGCATCACCCGTGGAAGGGCGCACTGCCCGAAGGCACGAACGTAAACATACATGGCCATCTTCATAATGTCTGGCACGGATTTGGTAGCGACGATCCTGAGGCCGAAGCAGATCAATTTAAACAAGCTACTCGCGAAGGCCACTTAGCAAACCCATGGCAGAGGTTATTCGCCGTCGAGTATACCGATTACATGCCAATCGAATTCGATCACTTTCTAGCAAAACCAGACAAATATCAAGCAAGAGGGCCAAAGAAAAAGTTGTTACCAGAGGGGTGGGACGGATGAAAATAAGTGATACCGCGTATCTTGCAGGTTTGGTGGATGGCGAAGGGTGTATTTCCGTTGTGAGAGCCTAAGAAGCCTCGACAGTCAAACCGCAAAATGGCTTGGCTTTGGGTTGCAGAGACGAATCGAGCGGTTAAGGTTTTAAAACTTATTTTACCGTTTCTGAAGATTAAAAGCAGGCAAGCCAAGAACTTAGTAGCGTTTCAGTCTGTAATTCGGAAGCACAATTCTGGGAGACCATTCTCTTCTAAAGAAATTAAAGCGCGAGAGCACTACTATCACATTTCAAGGAAATTAAACGGAGGAAAATCATGGCCTCGTTCGAAAGCATAGTAGAATGGCTTCTATACCAAGAAGACGATCATCGCACGCCGGGCAAGATTGTGAACCTAGGTGACGGCGCTGGTTTGACTAGGTTCGGCATTACCAGTAAGAACTTCTCGACGGTCATGCCTGCGGACTTCTGGACCGACATGCCATTTAGTCTGGCGATCAATTATGCGAAGGACTTATACGACAATCAGTACTGGCACCACATCAACGGCGACCGCATCGCAGACGATCAGATTGCTGCTTTGATTTTAAGCTGGTCGGTCAACCGAAACATCCCCACCGCCGTCAAGGGCATCCAGACGGTGCTCGGCGTCGAAGCTGACGGCGTGCTGGGACTGGTCACCATTGCCGAATTAAACTCGAAAGACCCAATCGCCGTGACGGCTCAGTATCGCGCCGAATGGAAAGATTTTTACGCTAAGGTGGTATCACTGAATCCATCAGATGCTAGGTTTCTAGACGGCTGGAATGCGCGAGTGGACTTCCCTTTCCCGTCGTCGCTTGTAGGTGATACCTATCAATGAGCAGCCATGGTTTTCTAGGAGAGCCGCCTAGAGGTGAGGGAGACTTCGGACCTAGATTTAGATGGAAGTGCCCGCGCACGGGTTGCAAGACCGAAATTGTGTCTTGGACGGAGACCGGACTTGCAAGGCTGAAGGAGCCCCACCTCGACGAGCACTACCAAGATGATAAGGAAACATTAGCCGTTTTCCAATCGAAGCTGCTCTCGCAACCGATCAGAGATTATAACAAACTCCGCTTAACTTGGGCCGATGTGACATTTCTTTGGACTCGTGGTATCGCCGTAGATGAAACAGATTACGACAAGAGTGCCAAGGCAGCGCCCAATGCTGAAGTGGATAGAAACCAAATCGAATGGGGAAAGATTCTCGACTCAGTAATCAGGAGGAAAGATGAGTTTAAATGAAGAAGAACTCGATTACGGATACAGCGAGGGATTTTTAAAAACCTGGCTGCAAAAAGCCCATCCGCAGGTGCGCGAACACCTGGACATACTGGTCAGTGGCATCGCGTACTATCGAAAGAAACTAGCCGCTGCTGAACAAGACTTACTTGCAACGAACGCCCGCTATAATGCTCTGACCGTGCAAACCGCAACCTATTTGGAATTTATGAGTCAGCAGCGCGAACTGCTGGATCAAACGTTGATCGACAATCAGCGAGAATTTCACAAACAGGAACCTCAAATATGAAGCACCTTATCTGTGAGATTAATCGTACTAACGGAACTCGGACCATTACAACACCCGACGGTTACATCTTAGTGAAGGAAGACCCAACGCAGCCCTCTGTCGCGCACAAAGAAGCTTGGAGCCGCATGATAAAGTTGTATGATGAACTCGTAGAGGGAGAAAGACTCGGGAGCGAATGCGAATAACTTGGTCAATGCAGCTAGCGTGCTTTGAAATCTCAGACGCTAGTGGTGTGATCCAGAGGACTCCGAATCCTCTAGCCTTAGAAGCATACCGTGGTTCAGATATATCACCCCTCGCACTTCTAGAGTACCAACGAGCCAAGACCGTCCTCGATTCGCACGCCACTGATTCAAACATCGTCGTTCCACACCCACCTGATCGAAACTTCCTACCATACCAACGTGCTGGCATCGCTTACGCTGCTGCGCACTTGCTTACCCTGATCGGCGACGAGCCTGGAACGGGCAAGACCATCCAAGCCATCGGCCTATCAAACTACCTTCCTGAAATTCGTCGCATTTTGATTGTCTCGCCCGCTGCGCTCAAATTGAATTGGTCGAGGGAGTGGAGGGGCTGGGACACTAAAGAACTCTCTATCGGCATTGTCAACGGAACGAAGGACGTTTTCCCTATGACAGATGTTGTGATAATTAATTATGAGATTCTGAAAACATACCGCTGGCCGCTTCGCCGAATCAATTGGGACTTGATGATCGTTGACGAGGCCCACCGCCTGAAGAACAAGAAGACGAACCGCACCCGAGAAGTCCTAGGTGGTATTCAGCGGAACGCTAAGAAAGAGATCATCGACCGCTGCTCTGCCATACCCGCAGACCGCAAGCTATTTTTGACTGGAACTCCAAGCCTTAACGGCAAACCGAAGGAGTTATGGCCGCTTTTGCAGGCTTTAGACCCAAGCGGTCTAGGCTTGGACTGGTACAACTACGCGAAGCGCTACTGCCAGCTTCAAGAGATCATGCAGTACAGCTTTGAGACGCACAAGAACGAACGCGTGGGTTGGATATGGGATGGTGCTGACAACTTAGGTGAACTCCAGCAGATCATGCGTAGCCGTTTTCTCGTGCGCAGGTTGAAGTGCGACGTGCTGAAGGATTTGCCTGAGAAAGATCGCCGCGTCGTGGTCATCGAGCCGGGGAGGATGAAAAAGAAAATCCAGAAAGAGTTAGAGACGTTCGAGGCGTACGCAAAAAATAATCCAGACGCATACGACAAGATGCCCGCGTTCGAGGGATTCTCCCAGATGCTCCACGAGACAGGGCTGGCACTGGTCAAGCCTGCCATCGAGATCATCGAAGACGACATGGAAGAGCGCGATAAGATAGTCGTCATGGCGTACCACAAGGACGTGGCTGGGAAAATCTTTGAGCACTTCAAGGATCGTGCCCTGCTCGTTACGGGCGACATCGCGCCAGAGAAACGCGTGCCTATCGTGGACAGGTTCCAGAAAGAACCGATCTTCAAGGTTCTGGTCTGCACTCAAGACTCCGCAAGCGAGGGCTTGACAATGACCGCCGCATCGCTTATGATCTTCGTTGAGCGCAGTTGGCAAAGAGGCGGCATCATCCAAGCCGAAGACAGGATTCACCGTATCGGTCAGAAGAGTCGAGCGGTCTATAAGCACCTCGTATTGGCGGACTCCCTAGGGGAACGCCAGATCAGAAGTTTCGTAGCCAAGCAAAACAATTCTGAGAAAATGCTTGACAAGCCGAAGGAAATTTGATACTATCCGTGATGGGCGGTCCTTAGCAACGACGGCACGAACGGCTGGCCGAAGACATGTAGCCATCTGCCAGAGCGGGATAGCATGAGAAGTACCGACGGGTACACCGCCCTTACAAATTTAGATGATTTTAGGAGGAACTATGACAAAGAGTGACGCACTGAAATTAAAGAGAAGTCGAGTACGGGCGAAGAAACTGATCGAGCAGATTGTCGAAGTCTTGAATGAAGATAATCATATTGGTGAAGATGCAGGTTCCGAAAACACGTCCGGTGGTCGCGCACTGTGGGATATCCTGACCGCGCTCCGTGGTCCCGATGGTGACGACACTCGTCTTAAAGACGAGACTACGGCGAAGGTTCGCGCCGCCATCGGCATGAAAGCGGGCAACGCGGGCGCGGCAATAGTTTCGGATAAGAAGCCGTTTCCTTCTACCGATTCGTACGATACTTCTATACATTTAAAATTTTTAGGCAGCGCCAGGAACCCAAACCACTTCACACGTCATTATGGGTTGGCGGTCCGGGCACTCACCTTACTCGGATTCCTAGGAGAATAACCATGTCGCCGAAAGATTTCACGCGTTTCTTATTCGAGGCCGTGATCGTTCTAGCACTCGGAGTGCTGGGCTTCATGGAGCTGGCAGTGTACAACGCGCACGTGATCGATCAACAGGAGAACCTGATTCGTCAGATGCAGGAGAATCCTGACTGCATGAACACGGGAGGGAACCATGGCTAATCAGAACTTGTATGGGACCGGCACATCGAAGCGACACCGCGACCGCAAGAACGAAACGGCGGCAGAGGCATGGCGCAAGGTGAAGCACGAGCGCAACACGGCTCGCGGCAAACAGATGTGGGTTGAGGGGCAAGGATGGACACGCATCTCTGTCGCTTAGTCGGCAAGCAGGGCGAACTGATTTACATTTGTTCGCGCTGTGGAAAGTGTTACGCGTGCAAGCATAAAGCAGTGTACTTCGATCAAGAGGACAAGTGGATGTGGAAATGTCCTGATGGAAAATTTCGCCCGTGCATCTTTGACGGGCGTTTACAAGATTCTCCGAGGCTGCCCTAGACTACGCAGCTAAAGGGCAACCGATGCTGCGTCTCGGGGCTTCGGAGATAATTTAGGAGGGAACACGGATGAAACGAAAGAAGTGAAACCAGTGGCGAAGCAGCCTACCTCGATTAACCCAGGCGCTTTGTCGAACACGCAGTTGTCCAACCGTCTACGCCGCATGGCGCGAAGCAAGACTATGTCGCCATCGGACGCCACATGGGCTATCGTTCTCAGTACGATCTTTGACGGCACCGTGATGAGGGGTAAACCGTTGTCCTATCTTCGATAGGAGGAAACATGTTCAACGCTAGCACCTTACAACCGGGAGACATTGTTTTGGTTTGGCGAGTGTCGTTTATTCTGCCTAGCTACTTTAAGGCGAAAGTTATTCGAGTTATTGGTGATGTCGTGAGGATACAGCAAGGCCCCTTCAAGTGGGAATCTTGGGTCGGCGGACGCAGCATCGAAGGAAAGTTTAGTTAGATTGGGCGGCAACCCCGCCACCGAAAGGAAGTTATGAATGAAAATACTAAAGGCATTACTCTTAGCAGCAGCTTTACTTTCGCTGGCTGGATCAGCGAAGGCTTGGAATTGTTCCGACCCGTTGGCGTCTCGCGTAGCAGTGCCAGCAGGAACGACGGGCACCTACGGGGATGGGGACGGTCAACTGTTTCTGGGAGTAGCAGGACAGGGGACTCCGGGTACTTTGTACGAGTGCGAGGTTCCAAAACCGCCTACGCCTCCAACGCCACCCCCAACTACGCCGCCTACTACCCAGACCCAGCAGCAAAATCAACAGCAGACACAGTCGCAAAACTCCGCGAGCAACGCGTCGTCCGCGTCGGCGGCAACTTCCAACAGTTCATCTACGGCGACGGGCGGGAGCAGCAAGTCGTCCTCGACTTCGCAAGGCGGCAACGCAACTGGCGGGAACGTCTCGGGGTCGGGCAACTCGACGGTCACCAATACGTTAGCCAACAAGCTGACGAACTCGGGAAACTCGCAGAACACGAATACGAACAACGTATCATCTGGACCGACCTCGGCTTCTGCCCAAGGTGGTTCGGGTGGAGCAGGCGGGAATTCGAGCGCAAAGGGCGGCAACCAGACCCAATCGACTCAGTCGAGTGCTAGCGGCAACGGTGTCGGAGCAAATAATTCAATCTACGAGTCGAACACGAACGTGGCAGCCACGAAAATTCCCGTGGAGACCGCCATGGCTTACGCGGCACAACCGACCGTGAACTGCGCACTGACGTACGGCGCAGGCGGACAGGGCGCAGCATTCGGGCTCTCTATCTCAGGTTCCAAGATCGACAAGAATTGCGCCGACCTGGAAGCCGCACGCAAGGCACCGAACCGATTGACGTACTGCAAGATTTTCATAAAAAATAGTTATGTGAGTAAAGCTGGAGTCACGTTAGAGGATTGCTTGGGTGAGGACAGGGTCGCGGTTGTTGCGCCTGTCCCAGTTATTATGCCCCCAGTTGCTACCCCTACGCCGGTACAGATAACGGTCAAGATCGAACAGCCGGAACCGAAAGAAGTCATCACGGCAACTAGTCAGCCCGAACCCGTGCTGATTGGTACTTGCCAGATCGACCGCAAGAACGTGTGCAAGCGAATCGTGGACGGCGCAATTCTACGCATCCAGCAGATTCCTGGCACTCGCTTGCGAATCGTCGGTTCGTCGGACTCGGGCTATATCGCCGAATATCTGAACGAACGCAACGTTAGCCGAACCCTTTTAGATCATCGCTACTCGGATGACCAGAATGGCACGGTGTCGTTCTACGTCCTGTTCCCGACCGAACAGGCGCTTCAGAGCAATTAAATAACACTTGACAAGGCCAGAGGAATTTGGTATCCTCTGGTCTGAGGCTGAAAGATGAATAATCAACACCCAGGTAGACGCCATACCTTTATCTGCAAGAAAGATGGCTTGACAACGAGATTCTAGGGTGGTATTCTAAAACCGTAAGCAATATCAGGAGGAACGCAATGAGTGAACATGATAACGCAGCCCGAGCGTACTTAGCAAATTTCTTAAAAGTCCGTAATGAAGTCGAACGCGACAACGATATTATGGTCCCAGATAACCAGGACATCGTTCGATTGGCCGACGGGTATGAGATCGAAAACGTCATCATCTCCCGTCACCGTGAGCCCCGCTTTTATGGTGGATCACTCGGTCGCGGCGACAATCAACGAGCCGTTTGGGTTTCTGACATGAAGCAGGCTCGCGCCGTTTCGGGCGACAACCTGCATCTTTATGAAGCAAAGCTTGGGGAAGAACTCATCCCACTTTGGCCGTACGCCCGATGAACGGCCTCCGTGTAATTCTCGCGATCATCTTCATGGTGGCGACTATCATCGGCATCGTCGGAATTTTATACATCGCAAGCGCTATCACAACTTGGGTGCTGTTTCCCTTCGCGGTACTGACATTAGGTTTTGTAACTTATTTTCTAATAGATGGGATCAAGTAATGGGTCCAAAGAACCCGAACCCCGACCGCCGTGCGACGCCCAGGACGAATTCAACCTTACGCCGCGTCTTAGATGTAACGTACGAACAGCTTCGCAAGACCGAAGCAAAGAAAGCAGGCAAACCATGACATTTCGTCCGATGCTCGCGTCATCCATCGAGGACACCTCGACGCTGAAGTTTCCCGTACTCGTCTCGATCAAGCTCGACGGGATTAGAGCAACTGTACAGGGCGGGCGACTGCTCAGCCGTTCGCTCAAAGAGATTCCGAACCGTCAAGTGCAAGAAATGTTCAAGGGACTGCCCGAAAGTCTTGACGGAGAATTGATCTACGGCGACCCAGCGCATAAGGATTGCTACAGGAATACGACCAGCATCGTGATGTCAGACGACAAAGACGCCACCGGTATTAGGTTCTATGTGTTCGATAAATACCACAAAAATCCATTTCGAACATTCTCTGACCGTCTAGCAGAAGCAACCCTGAGCCTTCAAGGAAAACCTGACGGGTGGTATGTGCTAGGACATACTTTGATAAACAATGAAGAAGAACTTCTCAAGTTTGAGGCCGACGCACTAGGACAGGGGCATGAAGGTGTCATGGTTCGCATGATAAACGGCCCGTATAAAACTGGCCGCTCGACGGTGAATGAGGGCTTTCTTCTTAAACTGAAACGTTTCCTAAACGGAGAGGCGGTGATCGATGGCTTCTATGAAGAGCAAGAGAATACGAACGAGAAAAAGACAAACGCTCTCGGTCGAACTGAGCGCTCTAGCGCGAAGGCTGGACTCGTTGGCAAGGGCACTCTGGGCGGCTTCGACGTGCACGGGCTCGGTGGAATCTACGACGGCGTTGAGTTTCAAATCGGTGGCGGCTTCACTGCGTCAGATCGTGCACGACTCTGGCGAGATCGAGAGAAACTTGTAGGGAAGATAGTCAAGTATAAATATTTTCCGACGGGCAGTAAGGTCGCACCGAGATTCCCCGGTTTTCTGGGGTTCCGAGATGAGAGGGATATGTGACGATACTCGACTTCTACAAGGCATGCTTCGCGCTGCTACTGTCTGATCTTGCGGCGCTTCTGACTCTTTTCGCAATTCGACTACGGAGGAAAAAATGACTACGACAGGCGAGTTTCAATACGTCACGGGACGCGGCACAGGCACGGGCTGGTTCACTGTGTTCGTGAACAAGACAGGCTGCATCGAACGCGTCGGACCATTCGAGACCCAAGAGGAAGCCAGACTGGAGCGAGAGAAGCAGACCGGGGCGAAGCCATGAGCCAAACGAGTGTTTGCGCAAACTTCGGGAAATGCAGAGTAGTCTTGAAGGCCGAAGACCCAAGGGTCAAGATCGGCATGTACACCTACTGTGTAGGCTGTGCAGAAGAGAGGAAGAAATGATTAAAGCAATTTTGGCTGGTATCGGCATGTTCGCGTCGATAGCGTTCTTTACATTGATCTTTGCGTATCCGCTTATGTGGGCGATCAACTATTTGATCGCGCCGGGCATTCTTCAGTTTCTTTTCGGCGTCACAACGATGACGTTTTGGAAGACGTTCTGCTTAAGTTATGTTGCGGGCTCGCTATTTAAATCTGTTAACACAAAGTGAGGGAACATGAAATCAGGAAAAATTTGTCAAACATCGATCAGCACTGTAGGTACGGTCAAAGACCAGGATGTTGTCAATATTGATTGGAACATATCCGACGGGGTAGTGGTTGTAGACGGGGAAGTTTTTCGCGGACACATGAATAATATAAGTTGGAGCGTTCCGGTTCGCGTAAGTTCGCTCGACAAGGTTATCACGTTCCTTCAGAGGGTTCGCAAAGAAACCAGAAAGAAGAGGGGATCATGAAACAATACTTAGGAATCTCCCGGGATCACTCGGGATCAATGTCTTCGCTGCGTTTTGCGGCGATGAATGGGTCCTCGCAAAATAAGGGAATTATATACTTAACTTCCTTCTGCTGAAAGCAAGGAGATTACGATGAGAAAAGGCGCACGCAAGCCAAAACCAGATGAAACTGTAGGACATGCACTTGCAAACACGAAAATTCTTACTTTAAATCTCGCGGTCAAACTCGGCAGTATAGTTGTCCACGCAGATGAATTAACCGGACCGGACGGCAGAGAGTTAGATCGCCAAATAATCAGACAAGCACTAGAAGACACGGAAATCGTTGCATGGATTAAAGATATGGGTTGTCTATTGCCTGTTAAGAGGATCAAATGACCAGAGAAGAATTGATGAAAATTTTGTGCCGATATGAGGGCGCGATTCAACGTAACAATGACGAGGGCGACGAAGCATCTATTCTAGAACTTGAAGAGGCCCGTGAAAAACTAATGGATGTTTTGCTGGAAGCAAAGAAAGTTGCGGGAAGTTAAGTATATAATTCCCCAAAATAACACTTGACAAACGACCAAAACTGGGGTACACTTCCGAAGTGAGGCAATTATGAAAACTTGGCAGAAGATCATCGTCACGGTCACCCTGGCGGGCATCGCAGCCTACTTTATGGGCTGCGGTGCGCCGTCTGTTGTTTCGTCAGCAGCCGATGCGGCGGACTTAAAACCGACAGTCGGAAAGTTGAGTGATGCGAACCGAACGTTTAATGACGCCTTCTTTTACGGCGGTCTACCGACGTACTTGACCAGGATAGAACTCGCCGACCTGAGCAAAGACCAGGACAGTGCATTCATTCATCACGACAGCGACGGTTTGTGGCATATTCAAATCGACCCGCACTATAACACAACCGAAGAACAAGCGGAGATGAGTTTAATCCATGAGGATTGCCATCAATACGACAGTATCAATGGTATCGATGAAGGTGAGGATAAACACGGTCAGAAATTTCAAGATTGCATGATTCGAATCGCCGATAAAGGTGGTTTCAAGGGGCTCTGGTAATGATCTTTTGTGAAGAGTGCCGCGTCAAGCGAAAATTAAATCTTCCCACGGAGTTTCCTTTTCATGCTCACGAGTACGCGCAGTGTCCCTCTTGCAAGAAATACCGGGACTGCTATGTGACCCCTGGCATCTTCGCCAAACCAGACAATGAGAAGACGACGGAAGAAAAGATGATCGACAAAGAGATTCAAAACGAGTACCGTACACGATCTGAAGAACTCGTGATCTGCTTTTCGCAAGGACGGATGGCGGGTCAAATCGATCACAAGGCGAGTGAGGGGCTAAAAGCGGTGGTGGTTACCAAGGGCGCAGAAGTGGATTGGTTTGCAACATATCAGCTTCGGTTGAGGATTCAAGAAGGATACAAGTTAAACGAAGAAAGAAAATCTAGGAGGCTACTATGACGACATTCGAAAAAGGCGACAAAGTTAAAATTCTTCGCAAGGCTGTAACCCATGAAAACGGTTGGAAGAACTCATGGGAATCCGATATGGATGATGCCGTGGGAAAGATCGGCACGGTCACGCGGTACGACGCGAATGAAAAGAACGTTCAGCTTTCAGTTGACGGCGCGGGCAATTATGGTTATCCCACATTTGTTCTCGAACCTCTAATCTCACCACCTATCCCACAATACAAGGTCGGCGACCGAGTCAAGATTCTTCGCAAAGCCAAGACCCATGAAGACGGTTGGAAGAACGCTTGGGTGCCACAAATGGACAAGAGTGTCGGCAAGACGGGTGTTGTCACGTCCACGAAACGTAGTCTGGAAAAGGACATTCAGGTTACGGTCTGCTACATGAGTTATGGCTATCCTTCGTTCGTCCTCGAACTCGTTCCAGCCACGCCTACCGTCACGATTGATCCTCAACAGCCCAAACCTGAATACAAGGTCGGCGACCGCGTTGAGATCACTTACGGATACGGTTGGAATGGACCTGGCACTGTGACTGAAGTATACGGCCCAACATCTAAATACTCTGGGTATTTAATCAAGAAAGACGATGGTCGAGTCGGCGGATTCGGAACGAAAGACTTGAAGCCTCTCGCCGCGTCCATCGTCAGCAATGTTATCCCGTTCGCCGAACAGAAGCCTGTCGGTGTGGCGCTGAAGGAAAAGGGGATCGCCCGTGCAGTCAAGGCTCACTCGAAGGTGTTCGGCATCGCTAAGGCCGCCGCCATCGAAGCTGGCAAAGAGTTGAAGTTTGTTCACATCGGACATGTTCAGGAAAAGTTGACGGCCCAAGGGTATAAGCCTGAAGACCTCGGGAACGCCGCAGGCGGCGTCTTCCGCAGCAAGTCGTGGCGTGATACTGGGAAGTCCGTCCAATCCAGCCGCAGCACTTCACGCGCCCGCAAGATCACCGTTTGGGAATACATCGGCGAAGGACAACATAAGCTATACGCTGGGCCGTTGACAACGGAAGCAAAATTAGAGAAGTACATCATCGAATACAAATCCCAAGGTCATCCCAAGTGGAGGCGTTCTAGGAACCAAAACGTCGATGGGAAGAATCTCTATACCGTTCTCTATACCGACGTACGTAAGGCTAACGACGAGGCGTTGCGTCAGATGAAATTCCTAGGCGTTGGTTATGAGTACCGTGTGACAAAGGTTATCGAATGATCGAAGAAACCAAAGAACGACGCATCTATGTGATTGTTGCAGGAACGATTCAGGGTCAGTCCCGAGTCGTCCTGCAACCGCCCGGGCGGCAGATTGCTCAGGCGTGCCACGTGGCGTCGAAGCTGCGTCACGCGGACGAAGTCTTCAACTCGGAGAATGCGTCCAAGATTCTCATGTACAGGGCGGACTTCGTTCCGGTGACCACGATCATTCTTCAGGCGCGTGACACAGCCGAACTGTTTCACGTGAAGTGCTTAGCGTTCAAGAAGAAACTCAACCCCGTAACCTTTTACGATAATAATCCCGAGTATGGGTCGGGAGAGTATGCGACAGCGGTTGCATTCTACGCGACCAAGGAACAGACCATATTCATATGTGATTATCTTCCGATGTGGGGTGCAAAATGAAAATTTACATTCAATCGAGGTCAGGCGATTACAACAGGGAAGAGTATCATACAGGTGCGACAACGCTAGCCATCGCGTTAGAGAGACTTCGCAAGATGGGCGGGTACACGACGGAATACAGAGACAAAGCGGTGTTCGTTCCTTTCGAAGAAATTCGGCATATCCAAAAGGTGGGCGAATGAACATCATCAAGGTTGCGAAGTTAACGTGCGAAGAACTCACAGAGCTAGCGGGACTAGAAGCCGTGAAGTCAGCGACCCTTAAGGCAGAACTAACAGCGAGTGAGGCACTGGGTAAATTCTATAGCGAACTACGAGAGAAGTACGTTCCGTACCCGCAGGGGTCTCCTTGGGGACAACATTTTTACGCGTTCGTACGTACAAGAAACACGATGGTCAAAGACGGCTTCTTAATTGTCTCAGAGGATTGAATGGAGAATTACTTCTGGATTAACGCAAACATCAAGCGGGCCGAGCAGAACGCACTGACCGCCGAGGAACGCGAGTCGGTGCGTGAGTACACGAAACGAATCATCGAAGCGAGGAAGCCTGGGGTTTGGGTTGACCCGCTCGAAAGGAAAACAACATGAGCGAATATATCACAGCCGAAGGCGGCAAGACGTTTAAACTCGGGTGGCTCTATCTCTCCCAATTGACTGATGACGGTAGGGTGTACCGCCGCGTTCGTCGGAGGGAATTGAAGCGGGTGATCCTAAGTGGACAGCCGAGAGAACTCTTAGGGCAGTACGTTCGTTTCGCTTATTCCAACGTCATCGAAGAAAGACTTTTCGGACTCCCTGTAACGGGCTGGGGAAAGTTCGGCTGGAACGCTTACTTCTACGAGGGCGACTTCTTAGTGGGCTGCATGCGGTTCAGCGGCCTCAACAAGGCGGCGCTGCTCGCTTGGGCGGTGAAGTGAAGGCCGAGTGGGTTAGCAAGAAGCCGCCCGTGTACTGCCGTGCCCACGGTCGGCGCATTATCATCTTCTTGAACGGGCTCGGCGGGTGCAGAAAGTGCGCGGACGACCTGATTCTGGCGATGAAGAAAAGAAAAGACTTGACAAATCCCTGCGCTTAAGTTAGTATTAAGTCCAGAGGTTGAAAACATGACATTCAAGGAACAGGCCGACACGTTTCTCAAACAGAGCACGAACCGCAAGCGGAACCCGATCCGCTCAAGCACGGCGTACACGTATAAGATGATGATAAATAAGCACTTAGTTCCAGTGCTCGGGAAGAAGAAAGTTGAAGTCATTGATAATGGGGCAGTTAAGTCTCTGATCGCTTCACTGTCTGAAAAGAGGCTTTCGGCGGCAACTATCTCCCTTGTTATCAATATCTTAAAACAGATTATCGCATCGGCGGTAGACGAAAACGGGAACCAGATGTACCCTAGGACGTGGAATTCAGACTTTATTGACTTGCCGGTCGTAGAGAATCAGCGAAGACCCATAGCAAACGCTACAGCGGTCGCAGGAGCCATCAAACTGGCTCTAGAGGCTTCGGACACTGAAACCGCCTGTTTGATCGCCTTATTGGCTGGGACCGGCCTCCGTGTGAATGAGGCACTGGATATCTCGAACAGCCGGTCGGACGTGGCAAATCACTTCGATGGGTGTAAAGTCTTAGTATCTCGCCAGCGGGGAGAGGACAGCCCGAAGACCCCGGCGGGTGTTCGGGAAGTGGATATGCACTCTACGTTGTGTGCCTTCGTACAGAAGCACCTCTTCGGCGGCGGGGTGATCTTTTCGAAGTCTGAAAGTTTCTATAGACAAGCGTTAGTGAAGTATGGTATAATCGGTGGATTCCATAGCCTGCGCAGGTTCCGTGTCACCCACCTGCGAATGCTTGGGATACCAGAGCCAGTGGTTCACTACTGGGCTGGACACGCGGATAGTACAATCTCTGATCGCTACACCATGGTTGGCGAAGAGATTCAGAAGCGCAAGGCTTTCGCGGAGCAGGCGGGACTCGGGTTCCAACTGGAGGCGTCATGACCTACGAACAATTTCTAGAAGCGCTCGGCAAGTTGAAGGACAAGCGGTGGGAAATTTTCCCGGGCGGCAACATTCGGTGCACGGACTTTTTCGAACGTGGTACTAGGATCGAGTATGGGATCGGGTATGACTTCTGTCCGATCTGCGCTGTTCAGGGATTCGAACACACTAACTCTGGTTTTATTGAGGCCGCGGAAGAATTAAATATGGATAAGGATTTAGCGCAGGATATCGCGCATGCTGCCGACATGGCTGAGTCCGCGTGGTTAGAGCGTAAGATAAAGGATATGCGCAAAGATTTGCTCCGTGTCTTGGGGTTGAAGGAACGATCATGAAGGCACAACTTAGCTGCGGTGCCACGGTAGACGTGGTCGTCAAGGATGGGTCATTGATCGTGGAATTCGGCATCACGCCCGCACCCGAGACAAAGGTTGAAGACTTCGCCTTCATCAAGGACGGCGTTCTCCGCGTCAACATGACGATAGACTCCCTGCTCGGGCTGTATCAGTTAATCACTTTGATGATTACTCCATCGAGACTCAAGAAGCCTTGGTGGAAGTTCTAAAGCTTCTAGGAGGGATTTATGGAGAATATGGAGAAGATGATCTTGATCTTTATACTCGGACTTATTGGGGTTTTGGGGATAATCTACCTCCGCGACGCTCGACACAAGTCGGACTGCCACGGTCAGTGCGGACACGATTACAAGTGCTATGAAATGTGCGCGAAGTCGAAGGACGGCTGTCCGCACTGGAACGACTACGGAGGGAAAGATGACCGACGAAATTAAGCGAGCAAAGCAAGCAGCAGAGAAGCGCCTAATATTCGATGCAGGCCAATTGATTTACTATCTCCACGGTTGGAGAGACGCGCTGGAATCGCAGGAGCCGCCTGCTGCGAATGAACCACCGGCCCGCAGTTTCGGTTTCCGGTTTACCAATTTCGATCTGCGGTATCGTCCCGCTTCGCGTCCGCAATGCTACGCGGTCCTGGATTATCAGCGCAAGCGTATGGAGAGAGCTAGCGGGGCGGAACTGCAGTATCTGCGAGCCTGCTACGCTGCGATGGGAGGGGTATCCGGCGCCGGAGGACGTTCATGGCATCCCCCGGGCCGGAGGTGAGCGGGAAGCACGAGCTTGTTCCGCGAAAGGAAGTATGGCACAAGGCGTGCTCTTTGGCAAGGGGAAATGGGCCTGTACTAAATTGTTCTTGACATTTTCCGGTAATTATCCGATAATGTATAATGTGAAGTATGGAGGTAACACCCATGACCACGTACATACATGAATCGACTTTCTTTCACCTGCAACAAAGGCAAGTAGAAGAATTGAGCAATGCTGAATTAGGTGAGATTCTTGCTAAGGAATCTTGCACCAGTTCAGAGTTCAAGGATAGTTCTTATCCCTGCTGGCAGCGCGCCCTACTCCCTACCAATCGCATTTGCCGTCATTGCCGTGCATTTAAAGAAGTAAAACGCAGAATCGTTCAAGGAGTCAAGGGATGACAAAGCTAGAAATTTTGAAGGCAGCACGAGCGAAGATCACCAAACGACGCCATTGGTGTCGGATGGCATGGGCGAAGAGATCGTGGTGGTCGTTGCATGGAATGAGAATGGAGCAGTGCAATGATCCAGAGGCTACTTGTTGGTGTGCATTTGGGGCCTTGTACTCATTTGGGGCCTTGTACTCATCGCCTTATTGTAGGTCAGCTCTCATCGCCCTGGAGGATGCGGCCAAAGAATTGTACCATACGCGAGATATCATTGGTCTCAATATAGGCTGGCGTGGGCACTCACGCATCCTGAAAATTTATGATCTCGCCATTGAGAAGGAAGGCAGCCCAACTGGAAAATAGGTGTCGATTTTTCTTGACAAGGAATCGGAAAATTGAGACAATGTTCTCACTGAGGGATATAACATCATGAACATCGCCGCCAGCCACGTACCGAACCAAGGGCGCAAGCCGTGGCACCTACTCACTCATAACGAAAAAATCACTCAATGCCAACAATGGTGCAGATATTGCGGTAAGCCGTACGTCGATGCTGGGGCACTTTGGTTACACGAAAATCAAAAATGTCACAAGCGAGTTGACTACACGCGGAGGGGCCGATGAGCGTACCGAACGAACGGTTGCGGGACCGGATGAGCCAGCACGAGCAAGATCGAGGGGGCGGACGATGGACTAACGAATATCTTGTTTTTCATCGAGACCGCACCCTTTTCAAGGAAAAACTTTTCCGACAAGTAAAAAAACTACTTGAGGATGGGTTAGAGGTAGAAGCCGATAAGATGCAGATTAGTCCTACGACCGGTGAATATTACTCGCACGTACGCACGAGAAAGCGGAGTGGAAGTTCGATGACTGACCTGCACAAGAGGCTGGAGGGGCTGGCGGCGAAGTGGCATAAAGAGGCAAAGGAATATGATGTTTTGCCCAACTACACAATAGGGGATTTGCTGAAAGGGTGTTCTGATGAGCTGAAAGCCGAACTAGCACGCACCGGCCCGCTGCGCGTTGATGATCCTGAGTATGTTTGCGAGCACTGCGGAAAGATTGGCGTGCACGCACAACACGACTGTGAGCTGGCTATAGCCGCGAGGGCCGAGCTGGCACGCACCGCGAGCGAGCCATCCGGCCCGAGTCTCAGCGAGCAGATGCAAGGCGACCTAGAACCACTGCCTGGCAAGCGTTGGGACAATTTAACGGATATGAGACCGTGCGGCATTTGTGGCGAGTTGTACAATCACGCGAACGGCGGATTCTGCGTGCCGTGCGTTTTGGAATAGGAGAAAACATGAACTTTGTCAAAACAGAAAAAGGCTACAACGTAAGTAACACCACGTCTTATACTATGGGGACGGTGCTCCACAAGCAAGAGTACTGCAAGATCGGCGAGATCGGGTACGACGAATATAGCAAGGAATATCAGTTTCGTCAACTAGACAGCATAGACAGCATAGACAGCATAGCTTTCCTGCGCCCGGTCTCGATGGCAAAAATTTTATCTTTTCTACTGGACCTAAATGCAAACTGCACAGACTGTCAGATTACAACTTCGACTAGCTAGGTACTTCTTGAAGTCGAGTAAGACAGCATTGGCTAGGATGTATTGGATGGGACGTTGCGACGCGTGCTTGTGGATTCTAAAGAGAGCAAAACAGGGAGGCAATCATGGATGACCTACAGAAACAGTTGAATAAGCCTGGGCGACCACCGAAGTTCAAGCGAAAATTCAGCGTGGGAGATTTGTTTGAGGCCGTTACAGGAAAAAAGAAGCTTGAAAAAATAGAGAAGCTTGAAAAAATAGAGAAGCTTTCCACGGATGTTGCACAGTGGATCGTTCGACCGGATGAAACATTCTCCGCGGCGAGCATGACGGTCCCGATTCTACCGCCCGCGGTGTACGAAATCTCCCAGGATCAGGAGGGAAGTATCGTCTTCGTCTTGAAGAACATCGTCACGGATAACCTAGTCGATCTTCATGATTCGAACTCTAAACGAGTCATCGAAGGCATCAAGAAGTTCTGGACTCGTAGAGAAGAGTACGTAAAGCGTGAAGTCATTTACAAGCGCGGGATTCTGCTCTGGGGGCCTCCAGGTAGCGGCAAGACGGTCACTCTGATTCTGTTAATGAACCAGCTCGTCAAGATGGGCGGGATCGTGTTCATTGTGAAGCAGCCTGGTTTCATCAAGGCGGCCTTGCGCCAGTTTCGAAGTATCGAGCCCGACCGCCCCATTATCATCATCTTTGAAGACATCGACGAAATCATCCGTAACTCTGGCGAGCATGAACTACTCGCGCTGCTCGACGGCGAGAACCAGACAGAGAACATCGTCTCACTGGCGACGACCAACTACCCCGAGGAACTTGGCGCTAGAATCGTCAACCGCCCGAGCCGATTCGATGAAGTCATCAAGATCGACATGCCCGCGGAGGGGATGCGCCGCCAGTATTTGACTCATATCCTTCACGGGGATACCACATTCCCTTTCGAGAAGGCCATCAAGGACACAGAGAAGCTGAGCATTTCTCACGTGAAGGAACTCGTGATCGCCGTGACGTGCCTGGATCAGCCTTACGAGGAAGTCATTCAGCGACTCAAGACGATGAAGGTTCATCCGAAGCAGAAGACGAACGAGAGCGGGAATGCTGTCGGCTTCTCCTGACCAGAAGCGGCTGTGTCAGATGACCCTCGATAACAGGAGGAACCAATGCAAAAAGTTTATCTAACAAGACGCAATCTTTTGACGCTACTATCCAAGTTGGATCGTGCTAAGAACGGCGAACAGACCGCACGCACCTTGGTTAAGCAGGATACTATTCACCCTAAGTACCCGTGCTCCGATATCATCGAAGTCACGGCGGTCGAGGACGAAGACTACTACACCGACCGTCTGGCTGGGGTTGTACACTCAGGAGATACGCCATGACGATCACAAAATTCACAGAACCCTACGCCATCGAATACCTGGATCATGGCACGTGGTACCTTTGGAAGCAAGTTCCCTCTAAGCGGGTCGCCGAGATAGAGGTAGCGAACCGCGCAAATAAGGGTTCCGCTTGCAGGATTCTGCCCGCGAGTCGTTCGACCGCCCAACGCCCGACCGGGGCGATTGGTGAATTTTAGTTAGACGGGGTGAGCAAGAAGGTCATGTTTACCCAACCCGTTGGCTGGTTCACAATTTCAAGCTTATCTCCAGCGTTGCCGGTTGCAAACTGTAGTTCAATCGTATGAGGAGCCTCGTTCCCCGTTATCAACGCGCTTAGAGAGAATGCTCCCCCAGCACCAGCGGTGTAGTTTACGATTGTGCTTGCGACCGTGGTCACGCCGTCAACGATAGCAATCTGATCCGTGGTTGCGGCGGTATCGGACTGGGATGAGCCTGAAACCTGTACTAATAGTTTCCAACCCAGCGGGATTCCGATCACATACTTAAGATTCGTTGCGTCCACTGGAGTGAGACTGGTTGATGTGGTCGTGTAGTTCGTACCGTTCGCCGTGCCCCCACGTATCGCAGTCGTTGGCGCATTCGGGTACAGCATCACGGCTGATGAGAAAGAGGCATCGGATGCTGCGTTTACATCGATGTTGTTCAGTAAGCTCACCGGAACCGCTGGTGTAGAGTTCAGCAGTAGCCAGTGGTCTGGACTTCCTGCCCCCGTCTGCCCAAATAGCGGAGAGTTGTAAACAGAGTTTTGTAGCGTCATCCCGTACAGCTTCGTGGTATTTACTGCGATGATTGCGCCGCTGCCTGAGTTAACCGCAGTATCCGTATCGAAGGATGACGCGTCTACGGTGAGTCCGGAGTTAAAAGAGTTCGTTCCACCAGATGGCACGATCCCTGGCACGCCAGCAGCATAAGAAACATCGAAGCAGACGAAGTTACGCTCCATGTGAATTTTATTGAAGGTTACGTCCGTGCAACCGTCCAGTTGAACGGCATTCTGTCTGCCCTGGACGGTCAGTCCTTTGAATCCGATGATGAATGGGTTTCCCTCACTGCCAATCGAGCCAGAGTTTCCGATATAGACCAACGGGATAGAACCATTAGTGCTGTCCGTCGCCGCGTTCTCAAGGTATCCGTTAATTTGAGAATTCCACCAGAAGTGCTGGAAGTTAGAGCCTACGATCATCAAAACTGGGCTCATACCGATGCCGGTTGAGGTAGCCGCATGAGTCTCATTGACCTGGGTCGTAGTCGTGGTAACCAACGTCGTAGCTGTCGATGACGTGACGGTAAAGGTTACGTTGTTTCCAGCATTCACAAATCCTGCCACAGTGAACTGGAATCCTGCATAAGCATTCGCAGCCCCGCCCGTGATGGTGCCGTTGTAGGTTGTCGTCACTCCTGTCACAGCCACTGAAGTCAAAGTGAATCCAGATATGGCGCCAGAACCAGGACCAATGTTTGCAATACCTGCGCAGTCGTAGAATGAAAGAAACTGGTGTGCCCCAGCGTTCCCTGCGGTTTGAGCGCCAAGAAACTTCCAAGCACTTCCACCGAATCCGTTGACGGATATTCGGTTCCAGACGCAGTTGAGTAGATTAGCATTCGGATAGTTTGCAGAGAGAACGTTGGATGCATCAAAATGAAATGCGTCTAGATAGTTAGGCGTAGCAGGCGTCTGTGTATTCCCGCCAGGACCGATAACAGAAAAGTCTTGAAAGGCTACGGAGAAGGCTGCGACTTCCGTTGGCGCAGGGCCTGTAAACAAGGAACCGCTGGCCGTCAAAGAAGCCTGCACGAGCGTTCTTTGTTCGTCTGAACCATAAATTCTAAGACCAGAGCGAACCTTGACTTGCGTGAAGGTGTATGTCCATGGGCCGAGCAAGATCGTGACCGACTTTGAGCCAGGATCGACAGAGCCTTGCGGGATGCTGGCCACGTTGCTAGAGCGGGCGTCGATAACACCCCCACTCGAAGGCAGAGCCGTGATAGCCGCGGAAATTAATCCAGCGTAAGGATCGCTGGCTCCGCCCATTATAATGGTTGCATCTCCTGGGAATGTCAGAGAACCTGAGAAGCCAGTATTTCCCGTGAAGGTTCCGTTGAAATCGTAATTCCCAGTCGTAGGAAGATCAGTGATCTGTAAATTTCGGAAAGTGGGCGCACCAGTGCCCGTAACAGGCCCAATAAGAACTTCGCCCGCACCGACGAGCGCAGGACTCGGAGTCGGCGCAGGAGTTACCCCAGCAGGAAGCAAAGTTGAAAGATCGCCGCTCGTTCCTGCCAAGAAATACTTACCCGAAGATACTGGTCGCCCGTTCGCGTCGAACACAGTTATCAAGTAAAATGTATTCCCAGGAGTTATAACATCATTGCCGTATACCGTTACCGAGAAAGTCGCCGCAGGAGGCGCGGTAGATACATTCGTGGGCTCGATTACGTAACCGCCTGAGCGCGGAATGAACGGACGAAAGTTCTGAAGTTCAATTGTCACATAACCTGTATCCGTCGAAGTCAACGAACTGAATGTACCTGTCAATACGAATGCTGGCACTGCTGGCATATTATTTCCTCACTTCGAAATTTTGTCTGTCGCCCAGGTCGGACTCTTAAAAACTTGTGTAACATTTCCGCCTGGGTCAACTGCGTGGAGTCCGGTTCTTGACGCCACATAAATGGTTGTCTTGGCCTGCTTCGCTGCGTTCACATCGCCTTGGCTCGGAATATCCTTGTGACCAGAATCATGCGTATGTAAGCTTCCTATCGTATTCGCGGGAAAGGTCTGCGTCATATGACCCTTGCCGGATGCTTCCTCGTCGGGCTGTATATCAACCTTGCTCGCCTGACCTGTGCGGCTCATCGAGAAGCCTGCTTCGTGACCACCACGTCCTCGCATTTCACTGGCGTGCATCGCAGCCACGGCTTGAGCCGCGGCATTCTTAAAGACGGGATTATTCTCAACACTCCCTTGAGCGTCTGGTTGTGCTTGGTGATAGTAGTCGCTTAAAGCGCTATGCACGTCGGCTAGCGGCGTGTCCGCAGGCACGGCGATTCTGTCAACGTCACCTGATGGGTGAAGAACAGGCATGATTACATGTGGTACCCCGTCGATATCTTGAGGCATTAGACTAACTCCTTGGCTAGTTTCTTTCCACGTGCCCTCGACTCACAAAGCTCTGCGAGTTTCTGTCTGGCAGCATCGAAATCCTTCTGCAATTGTTCCGCCCCATATCCCGCTGGCAATCCCTCAACGCTACCAATTGTGAACCTATGCTCGACTGTAGTCTTGCTCGCAGCATGGCGAGCAGACAATTTTATCACTGTCTGATGATCGTCTCTGGTAGTAACCTCATGCGCTACCGAGATCGCGTTATTATTTACTGTGATTGTTTTCGAACGCATGCTTCCTCTTAATATACAACCGTCAGACTTATAGCAGTTAATTGTTGAAACACTGAATCCCCCGGCCCAAGTGCCCCGGTTGCCGCGGCCTGGGCCAATATGTAAATATTTCCAAACGGAGTACTTGGGGGAATAGACACTCGATCTGTCGTCGTCGCTCTGTTGGCTGTAGCACTGTATATGACGTTGAAGCTGGTTCCCGCGTTAGTTGAATATTCTAATTGCGCATTGCCTGTGGCTCCCGTAAGCGTAAACACACTGGTTACATTCAATGTTATGGACGATGGGACTGCGACCACTGGGTTAACAAAGCCATTCCAAACACAGGCTGATTGCGGGTGAAGGCTAGCACTCGATATAGTTGTCTGTCCGCCCGAATTTGTTACACCAACATAGGCGTTATAATTAGGGGTGTAATACGGATTAATCTGAGTTGTCGGCCCGAAGTTTGCAGTCAACCCTGTCTGGTTGGACGCTGAACCGCCATCCCCATTCCCGACAGTAGGGCCGCCGCCCATTGTCGCAGTTGTGATCGAGCCAACAAAAAGATTGGTAGACGAATTCTCGGTCGTGCCCGGGGCTAGTGTCGCCGCCTTGGCTAGAGACGAGAAGTAGTTCGTTGCGCCGCCAGAGAACACAGGTAGTTCAGGTAATTGCGTCTGCCAGATATAATAAAGCGTACCATAAGAAAGTCCTACAATCGTTCCGCCTAAGTAACTAACCTGGCCTCCGTCAAAATTCAGAGAAGTGTCCGGCGTCTGTAAGAGGTAGGGCGCAATCGTAACCGTAGCACTCGTTCCAGCGTCTGTGCTGGTGAGCGGATTGGTCAAGGGTAAGTTACTAGAATGCGTTGCCGTCCTTGCATAACGGTTGTTAGCTTGGCTGTCCGCAACGCCCTTGCTCGTTCCGTTTCCTAGACTCGTACGAACGAAATAAAAATTTGGGTCACCGACCTTAGAAACAGAGCCCGGTAGAATTGTATCCACGACACCCGCAACCGCGGCCTGCGTTAACGGCTTGCTGGTGCTAGCTGTCGCAGCGTTCACCGGCGAAACACCGGACGGTCTGGGCGGCATCAAGCGGGTTACCGGCCCTCCAGCAGCCTGAGTGGCAACCAAATCAGACTGTAGTCCTAGCGCCAATGGCAAGCTGCTTCTTAGATTGTCTGGACGAACGTCATTCGCAGGAGGGGGAATTTGCGCAGTCGTCTGTGAAGCAAACGGCTGAATGACCTTCGTCTCTACGGGTTCCCATCTCTTCGGGTCCAATCCATAGTTATCGGGTGGTTGTTTTGAATTCTTTGTCATTTACTTTTCCTGCATGACATGCCCATACAAAGTGAAATCCCAAAGTTCTGAACCTACGGGCTGGACGCCAAAATCAAACTGCATCATCAAGTGACGAGCTACCCTAGGTTCGGTGTTATCATCTAAGATGCCGCTAAATTCATAGCGCAGCGGATAATAGCTTGTAGGAATTATGGTTCCACTGTCTCCGTAGACCGATGGAGAATCATAGATTCCTGTAAATGGCACGTTCGTGAAATCCCCCGAGACTTCATTCAAAAGAACACTGACCTGTGGATGATCGCCTAGCGCAGCATAATCACCCTCAATGAAACCGAGAACGGCAATCTGCGACGGCGGACACAACACTAGAGAACCGATTGTGAAGTATGAAGGATAAGATGCGCCTAGATCGGTGAATATTGATGTGTTGCGCTCCCCAATTGGCTCATTGACTAATGTACTGCCGACTAGAAGTTTATGCACGCCAGTGGATATTTCAATCGTCTGAAGCATCTTGCAACCCGTGACCGGCGCAGCAAACGGAGACCATACCGCAGTCTGCTCGGGCATCTGGCGAGGATTTAATCTGTACCAACCTGTTCCGGTTCCTCCACCAGGAGTCAATACCGTAGCGATACTCGGAACCGTGATATTTGTAGCTGTCGCGATAGTGATTGCCCCCGAACTGGTTACGATGCCTGCTAGAGCACGACCGTTCAAGGTTCCACCGCCGAGACTGATGCTCGTGTTAGCTAGAATGTTTCCATTGAATACGCCTACGGTGCCTACAGTCGTGGCTGAACTGCCCACGAGCCACACAACGTTTTCAGCTTGAGCGCCATTGGCTAAGATGATTGATGCCCCGCTCTCTAGAACCAACGTGCTACCAGCCTTGAATACAAAGACTGCGTTTGGGTTGCCTTGAGCGTCTAGCGTGATGCTTGTAGGAATATCCATACTCGTTCCCGCTGAGTAATTTCCTGCATTATAAGTCGAAGCCGTAGCTCCGTTACCTAGAACAGACAAATCAGCGGATGACGCGCTCAACGATACGAACGTCAACCCAGAATACAAATTGTATACACTTAATGCTGCCGTCTGGGCTGCCGCAGCATCTGTATTGTCCGTTGTCGCAGGTGGAGTGAAGTTGCTTCCGACGAATCCCGTGATGCTCGTGGTCGGGAATGAGCCGATATTTCCGCCTGTGATTAATGTGGCACCCGAATTCGTGATGCCTGCGGCTGCTAGTAACGCGTAAGTTGCCGCAATTCCTAGGGCAGCCTTTAGCGCATCTGTTCCCGGCGTAATCGTTCCGATTCCAACGGCAGAAGGACTCAAGCCAGTACCCACGTAGATTGAGTTATCTCCCTCTGCTTGCAGAACCGCAACATATGCATTAGTCGGGTCAATATTTGCTAGAACATTTTGAACCGGAAATCCTAGTTCAGCAACGCTTAGATTCGGAGACAGTGTCATGAACTGCCTTCCAGAACTGAAGAAGTAAACTTCCCCACCGTACGTGTCCAATGCATTGAATGAGCGTAACCCGATACCAGGTGATACATTGCCCGGGTAAAATGACGCAGTCTGCGGGCCGCCATAAACACCGTCTATATCGGACGTAGTGAAGCAAAGCATCACAGACGGATTCGGTTGAATTCTCGTAATTTGACTTGAGAATGAGAAATTGTCCGACGGATTAAAGCAAGAATTCGGATTACCCACCAAGGTGTCTGGGCCGCCAGAAATGTAAGCGGTATTTCCTACCGACCCCCAGATGCGCTCATAGTAGAACGCCATCGGGAGATAGCCCGCAGGAGGCGGATCGTTCACATCGTCAATCGGAGCTGGACTTAGATTGTCCAATCCGGGCAACAATACTCCACTGACTGTCGTCGGAATATCTGGCAAGTAGTCATTGAAATAAGCGAATTGTGCTACACCGTTAATTGGCGGTACGTTCGGAATTTCGGTTAACTCAAACATATTATCGAGACCGCCGCCATCCGCATCGCGCCAGATTACAATCGTGTCAACGGCTGGGTTCGTGCTGCCTAGAATTTGAAGTTGTACGACTGCTCCTGCATTTGCTCCTGTCAGTGTTGTAACTGGAGATGCAGATGAAATATCTCCCGTCCCTGAACCTGTGATTGCTGGTAGCGGTTGCTTACGTCCTGGTGGAATCGGTAGCGCAGTCGTGCTAACACCTGTTGCGCTCGTCGTGGTCAATTTGGTTGAGTAATAATCGTCAGTCGAACGTGCCTTGTAACTTACTGCCCAGGTATGCGATGTAAGCCAAGAAAGACTTTCCACAGACTGTGTTCCGACCATTCGCCATGTGATTGTACCATCCGTTGTTGAATTGTTTAAGATGGTTGCCCAAACTGGGTGAGAGCCTGCACTGACGCCAGAAGCTATTACCGCTTGTAGGTTCCCGTTCGTATCAACTACGATTGAACCGGGGTACGGGTTATCCGTTCCTGCGCCTGCACCCGTTGGAGGAGCAAAGCCCCCGACTGGTAGGTAGAAGATTGTAGACGCTACCCAGTTCATGCTAGGACCAACGTTAACCCACTGGACAAGCGTTCCGCCTGTCTCGGTCGTGACCTGACCGTATTCCGTCAGCCATACCGGCTGCACCGTTCCCGCCGTTCCTGAAGTCAGCGCGACCTGGAAGTTTCCGTTAGAGTCCTTGATCGCAGTGAAGACTGCGCCGAAGGTCGTGTAGCCCAAGATGGTGCGACCGGCTGTCCATGTCGGGCTTCCTAACGCCAGCCACTGAATGTTATTGTTGTCAGTCGTAAGCGTGCCCACCGCCGTCCCCATTTGAAACGGACCCGTGCCACCCGTGCCCGATGTTCCGCCCGCTGATGTCTGCCAGAAAATTTGCTGAGGCGTTGCGCCGCCGATGCCCGCAGCAACAGGGCCAACGGGTTCGGAAATACCCGAGACTGAGTCGTTATCATGAACAGAACCGAGCGCAGGATATGCCGTACTTGGCTGCCAGATTCCCATAATCTTCGGCGAGCCCAGGCAGAACCAGAAGACACCGCTAAAGTCCGTTCCATCTAAAATCTTTTGGCCAAATGCCCCAGTGAATTTTGGTTTATTTTGGCTGCTGGTTCCCACCGATGAACTGGTTGAAATATAGCATGCGGAACAACCTGGATCGTAAATAATACAAGGTTGCGCCAAAGTTCCACCGAGAGTCGCATTGTTGTACGCAGTGTCCGGAGTCCAGGCGACGATAGGTCCCTTGTTCGTCCATGTGATGGTGTTATCTGTAGTTGTCCCGCCCGGAATTTGGTTCCATGCTGGCTGACCGTTTCCCGTCGTCGCGAACTGTGTAGAATTTGTCAATGCAGCGTTCACATTGACTAATTGAAAGATATCACCTGTACCACCCGCGCCCGCGTCGATAACTAGACCCATGGTCGTAAATGCGGTATCCGCCTGCCATGCAACAGCAGCGCTACCAGATGGCGTAACTGTCAAAAGTGGTTGGTTCGTTGGAGGTTGGATACCCCATAGCCAAATTTGATTATTTCCTATGCCGGAAACGTTCGTGTTCAACGGGGTATAGGCGTAAAGGTTGGGCCCATCTCCGATATAAAGAATATCGCCCACAGACTGAAAATAAGCAGGCCCTGACGTGCTAACAAAACCCACATCGGGCGTCCCATTAAAATATTCTATATCGCCTGTAACAGGAAAATCGAACTGAAACTGCCCGGTTACTGGGTTTGCGATAAGTACCGTCTGCCACCCGTTTAGTTCACCGCTTCCGTTTATAGTGCCGCTGAGGTAAACCCTCTGCCCGTTCTCAAAATCATTCGCAGCGGAAACGACTGCTACCGCAGGATTCCCCGGCAACCCCGCGAAAAGGGCATCCGCTGTGATCGGTGCGCCAACCTTTGAATACAATAATACGACATTACCGTCTTGCTGATCCCAATACACACCAGACGGAGTATCAATGATTACCTGAATATCTCCGGTAGATAGTTCGAACCTATATGCTCGATTAGGAGGTGTCGGATACAAGAAACTAGAAAATTCAGAAAGTCCGAAACGTCGTTGCAGCGTCAACTTATTTGTGAGTTCTACGTTCTTAGAATAGTCTCCGGTTCCGTCATCCCACAATGTATCTTTGCGTCCGCCATAGTAAAGCTTCGCAGCAAACGAATCCGCAGTGTCCCCGAGCGGCGCACGATTCGTGAACAAACCTGTGAAGAGTCTGTCCGCAAGCAGAGGAGTCCACTTCGGCCCCTTCCCTGTTTGCGCCCCTTCCTTTCCAAATAGTTGCTGTCCCATTTAAACTCCGCGAGCCTGAACGGCCTGAGTTACTTCAAGCGCTTCACGCTGCTTCTCAGCTTCCTTGTCTTGCGACGTTTCAGCGAATACATTTTTCGCCGTTGCTAGCAACCCATCCTGACGTGCGATCAATGCCGCCATACCACGCTTACGGTACTCCGCGGATAATTGCGGGTCATAGGGTGCAGCCATTTCTGCCAAAAACAGTGGGTTGAAGATATCCGAGAATTGATCTGGAATCGGAGCCCATGCATTTGGAAATGCACTTGCCGTGGTAAGCGGCGTTTCCACAACACCATTCTCATTGGCTACGACTAGTGTTGTAGCTGAGCAGGAGACGATCACAAATGTTCCGTTGTTCCCCGCGTTGACAAATCCAGATATGACTGTGTATGACAACGCAGGAAGCGCCGCGGGGTTAAATGAACCTGTATAGGCCGTATTCCCCTGTGATGCGGCTGCTGCACTGGCGATTCCATTTGGCTGAACACCGATGCCCTCGGGCGCAGATGCCCTCAGATAGACAAGATTTACGGTATAACTTTGGTCGGGTACGGCACTGAAACGCAGTAAGAGATTCCCATTCCCATCATTTGTTTCTATCGATATCGTCATAGGACGGGCCTTGGTCGTACTTACAGCCAACCCAGTTGTATTATACACGGTCGGAATTTGATAGAATTTTCCTGTGCTGTCTTGAAGCGAACCCTTCTCTAAGAATCCGAAATTTGGAATAGAGACTGGATAATCTTGGTTGGCGGTTGTGATAGTCAGTGGAAAATTTGAGCGATTCCATGGCCATATATACGGGGCACCTAGAATTATATTGCGTACCAACTGCTGGACGCTGCACGCAGGTTCCGAGTTGTTCCATGCGAAGAGAGATACGCCCGCAAGAAATGGCTTGGAAAATGCTACACTCGTTGATAAATTATTTAGTAAACTCATTTAGCTTCCTTGCTAACCGGCAATAGCGTCTAAGAATCCGGTATCGGCATTCGGGCTCAACGCTGATATACCTGCTGACAGCATGCCCGCCCCTGGGGCAATCATACCTGGCAAACTTGTAACTGCGCCAGCAATGTCCGCCTGCTCTTGATTCTTCTGTGTTTGAATCTGGTTAGCTGAACCGAATGCATTAGCTTCTGCTGTATCAGCTTGTCCACCGAAGGTCTGTGCCGAACTTCCATACTGCTGCCCAAGAGCGTTCAAGCCCGCAGCCGCAGTCTTCCAGTTCGCGTTCCCTTGCGCTTCACTAGCGAGCCCGATCTGTGTCTGGCCTGCTGCCGTATTGCCCGCAGCCGTAGACGCTAGACTGGCGTCGATCTGATTCTTGATGCCACTAGAAACTCCGTTCTGCCCCCCGCCCTGTCCTGCCAACTTAGAATCAACGCTGCGTTCTGCATTAGATGCTGCCGCTGCATTAGAGTTAATATTCTGTGTATTTAGTTGTGCAGTTTCGGTCGGGGAGAATCCAGCCTGTGATGGCCCCTGCGCCAGGATTGGGTTAAGCTGTGAATTCAAATTAGACAAGACATCTTGCTGGTTGGCGAAGCTCGAATTCAGATAACCAGTCAGGGCGCTGCCGAGTCCTGCTTGCTGATTCGCTATGTTTTCTTCCGAGCCAGATGGTCCGCAGCACAGATCGACTGGACCGTCATAGTCATGAGAATCCTTCTCGATGACGACGTACTCTCCGATTTTGTCCTGAATTTCCAGAATTATCTTTGTGCTGTACATAGTGCTCCGAAAATACAACGAGCGCCCGAACTACGGACGCCCTGAAGAAGATTTAAGTTTTAATGCCTGAGCGCAGCGAGTCCTGCCTTCGACTTTACGTTTGCTCCAAAGTTGAAGCTGGAGTCGTCGGCTTCTGGGAGGTTCTTGAGCCTTCCTTTGATTCTTTCAGCAACATTTGTAAGAAGGTCTTGATTAGCTCCCGTTTCTTTAACTGCTGGCTTGTTGGTAATTTCTGCGAGTCTTGATTGAGCACGTGTGCCTCCCGGGTCGATCCCATGCTTCTTGAGCTGTTCAAATATCGTATTCAGCTCTGGGTCTTCCCTGATGATATCAGCATAGTCCTTTCCGATAGAATTTACAACATCATTTGTTAGCTCGTGCGGTATGTCGCTAGTAGGCACACCCTCACGTAACAACTTCTTAATACCTAGAACAGTGCCCCATATCTGCTCTTGCCCTTCTCCAGCCTTCAAGCCTAGTTCCTCGGCAGCCTGACGAAGGTGAATAGAATGCGCAATGTACTTATTATCCGTCCAACCGTTCTCGCCGTAAAAGTCGAGCATGTGAGCGTCGAGCACCAAGCGATTCAGGTTTCCCTCGCCAGCTACGGTAGCGCCCATTGACGGAATCTTCCTAGCACCGTTCGACACACCCGCTATTGGACTCGGGTTGTTCGGATTGAATATACCGCCGTGAAACGGCTCAGGATTCACGTCGCGCATCTGCGGAGAGTTGATTAAGCTGTGCAGCTTCGTCGTATCCAATCCCTTGTTGATGACCTTACCGTTCTTGATGGTATCTGATATTGCAGCATTGCCTTTTGGCTTCCCATTCGCCGCAACGATCTTGTTAATTGATTCGCGATCCTTCGGGCGACCCTGGTCTAGCCAGTCGGCGTAGGTGCCCCATGCAGTTCTATTAGCGTCCGAGACTGATTTGTTACCCGATACCGCTGAGTGCCAAGCCTTCAAAGCCTCCGCATGCTCTGGGCCGAGTTGCTCGATCTTCGCGGCCTCTGTGGGCTCGCCGAGTGCCTTGAACGTGTCCATGAATCTCTGCCACCAACCGCCCAGAGCACCACCCGCTTGCATGGCTGCCTTGGTTTCATCGATGGTAGGCTTGATGTCATTGTAAGACTTTTCGATTGCAGTCTGCTTACGCTTGTCACCCTTTACGAATTCCTTCTCGTCCGGCTCCATGCTCTTCAACAAGTCGGGGTGGATATTCTCAAATCCCTCTGGATTTTCTGGGTACTGAGCCTTCGAAAGCGCTGGGTTCGCGGGTTTGATCGGCACTGCGCCCGTACCGCCTGTCTGGATGTCCTTGCCGCTCTTCACGTCGAAGATAGCCTTCTGATTCCTGTCTGTGCCTGCCTTGATTGCAGCATCTTGGTCAGCGATACGTTCTGAGATTCCTAGCGTGTTACCCCAACCGCCGACGTGGAGGTTCGGATTCTTGTCCAGAACGTCCTTATTGTCTGCGATAAACTGTTTGATGTCGTCCGTTGTCGGAGGGTGACCTAGGTCCTTGCCGCGGTCGAGATGGGTCTCAACCATGTATCCGTCCTTCGGGACGCTACCGTCCTTCGGGTTGAAACTGAAGCCGCCAGACTTCGCTTGTTCTGCGACGGCATTCTGCGGCGCAAACGCTGCTCTAGATTCGTGTAAATTTCTGCGAACCTCTGCCTCACTCATGTTGTGCGCTTCTGTGGCGAGCGTTGAACCAGATGTCGGGTCGTGATACAGTGGCAGCTTGCCGCCCATGTTGCCCGCAGGAATTCCGCCAGCGTTTCGAATCATCTGATCGTGGTCGGGGTTGCCTGTGGTAGTCTCTTTCAAGCCACGTTGTAAATCTTCATTGGATAGCGCAGGATTCTCTGGCTTTATCCCTTCTTTAGGAACTCCTTGTCCAACTGCTCCCTGAGCCTCGCCTTCTCTTCCGGCGACATTTTCTGCACGTCCTCTGCCACCTTCTGTAATAGCTGCTCCGTTGTTAGGCTCATTTGCTATCCTCCTTGCTGCCTCGTCTCCCATCGCCTTTAGGCGTTCTGGGCTGTAATGATACTGGTTCGAAAGACCATTCTCTCTCGTACCTGCATTCTCCCTGAGAATATCAGAAACCGCAGGCTTTGTCAAGTGCGCTTTTGCATCATCTATAGCCTGATGCAACATCGGTTCAATCTGTTCGGGTGTGTAGCCCGCGTCGTGGAGAATTTTCCTAGCAAGACGCCCGTCACCAATTGAGAATTTGGTATTGAAGTTACGATTCTCGGCTCTCGGAATGCCTAAGATTTCATCTTGAGCAATCCCGCCCATCGCCATTCGAACCACGCTTGGAACCTTTTCCGGCTTAACTCGACCCGTGTTTTGGTCGAGAATAGATGTGTCCCACGATACCGCCGCATTTGTGCCGCTCGGCACATCTGGATGAGTGTGCCTCAATATCCCCTTCGCTTCTAAGCCCTCATTGTGCCCGACCATGTAGTGACCCAACTCGTGCTGCATGGTTTTTACTGTTGCACCAGGGTTCGACGCCTCATCTGGTGTACTTAAATGTTTTCTAGTTGGAACTTGATAATCGCTTAGCGCAGGATTCTCTGGCTTGATCTCAGGCTTCGCTTCTAGGTTCCAACGGTATCCCGTCGGCGTCTTCTCGATCTCGCCTGGGTGCTTCTCAGATAGCTTGTCCCAGACGCGGACAGCATCCGTAGACATCTGGTCGGGCACGTCGCTGGCTAGAACCTTCGAGCCATTTGCACGAGCCTCGTCCGCAGCACGCTCATACATCTTCTGTCCGTGTCCCTGACCACGGAACGCTTGGTCCATGTCGGATACTCGTACGTGCGCGGTGTCGCCCTCGTTGGCATACGTCAACCAGCCACGGTTCTTTATCAACCCATTCTGTTCGCTGTCTAGGCTAACTTCCCCACCTTGCGGAGTCTTGCGGTGCGTTAGCTCGGGCTTTTCTTCGAGCGAGGGGTTGACTGGCTTGATTCCTTCGGCTTGCTTGCTTCCTGTTTCTTTTCCAGTTCCTTCTGCGCTTCCTTCGCGTTCTTTGCCGACGACTTTACCCACATCGTCTTTAGTTGCAGCTTTAGCGCCTTCTGCTGCTCCTTTTCCTCTTCGTTCTTCGGCTCCTTGTTCAGGGTTCCGATTAGGCTTTCCATTGCCGCTTGCAGGCTCATTTCCGACTTCATTGTCTCCACCCTTTACGTCTTGAATTATTTGCTGCATTCTCTCTGGGCTAACGTGCATATGTGAATCAAGCCCCGGCTCACGGACTGCCGCATGTTCGTGGAGTACGTCTTCCACACCAGGACGGCTTAGGATTTCTGCTGCTCTCTGGCCCGCACGCGTGACAATAGCTTGCTGCGTAGGCTTGTCTATATCGATTGCATTCATCAAACGGCGAAGAATATGTAGGTCCGCTCCTAGGTGATGGTTCTCAGTGAACGGGATATCGTGGAACAAATCGTTTGCAATGCCACCCGATACGAAGACCGTCGCAAGATCGTCAATCGCTGGTGCGAATTTCTTCGGGTCCATATTGCCGTCTTCGTCTACAAACTTGCTCCAGTCGAATGCCGCGGTTGCGACGGCGCTCGTGCCTGCATTCTCTGGGTGTAGGTGAGAGTTAATACCTAGGCTCGGAAGCTTGTCGCCCATGATCTCATCAGCTACCACGGCGTGCGCCATATCGTGAACGAGGGCGTTCTGCGTGTTCATGCCCTTCTGCATTCTGCCGCGCATCTGCATCGCAGGCTCGGCATTCTCGGGTAAGGTTGCTGTCGGTAGAAGCTTCTGCCCGGCGGCTACCTTCTCCGCTTGCTCTTGCTGCATCTTCTGTACAGCCTGATTGTCGGAAAGGTCTTGCTGGTTTATCTTACCGAATAGTTGCTTGTCGGCGGGTTCAATCTTGACACCGTTGCGTACCTTATCTTCATAATCGTCCATGAACTGCTTCTCTAACGCAGCATATGACGCCTTCGGATCGTTAACTGACTTGTTTAAGTGTGTCGCTAGCTCGCCGTGAAGTGGTGACTGCTCACGTTGAATTTGAAGTATGTCGCGCTGCGATAATGCGTCCGTCGGTGCAGGCGGCGTTGGAAAGCCTGGGGGATTACTCGGCCTTGCATTATTGTCCTTGATATCTGTAATCGCACGGCCCGCGCCCGTCGTCTTGTTACTACGTTCTATGAGCGCATCTCTGGTCACATCACCAGGCTGAATTTTCTTCCCGACCCACCTTCCAAGTTCTTCGCCCATGCGTGCGCCGGATATTATACCATATACGCTAGCAGCAGGGCCATAAGCAGCACCAGCGACTCCACCACTGATACCGCCCCCGACTGCCCCTACCTTGTCAGCGCTCCTAGCTGCGAAATTACGCAATCTACCAGCTTGGCCGCTACCACGTACAACTTGATCGCCGTTCAGTGCTTGCTTCTCGACGGCACTCTTCACGCGAATGATAGATGCTTGGTCATTGCGAAGTTGACGCACGCCATCGACACCGTGATCCACGAGCGTTCCGTCTATGCCCTTGCGCAGCGAATCCAGTGCAGCCTGACGTGCTGCAAAGGCTGGATCGACCTTGAGCGCAGTCGCAACATCCCAGAAGTTCTTCTTAAGAGTGGCACGATTCTCCGCGTTCAAATCCGTAACCAGCTTCTGAGCCTCTGCCATACTCGGGTCAGTCAGATTCCAGTTCTCCAATTCCGCCATGCCCTTTTCAACGAAGTCTGCCTTCGGGCTCTTGGCGAGTTCGCCGCGTACATCCATATTAACATTTGTGGAGATAGGTTCGTTCGCGTAGTCCTGAACGTACTCACCGACTCGGTCATCAATTCTGTCCGAGATATTCTGAAGTGCTTCGGCACGTCCCTGAATTGTTGTAACTGGCTTCTTCGCGTGTTCTTGTTCTTCGTAACCGCGGGCGATCTTAGCGTCATCTACTGTATATGCAGCGGGACCATTTGCTGCCGGAGGTGCGCTCTTCATTGAGTCTTCGAGTGCCCCTGCTTGTGCCTTCGTCTGCTTCTGATCTACGACGGGCTTAGACTTCTGCACATCATCCACTGTTTTGCGCACAACCTTATCGCGCTCATACGCCGCTGTATTCTTTGCTACGGTAGCTTCGGCCAGGGCCTGCTGAGACTTCTTAGCCTGGGCTGCCGCCTCGCTGGCGTAATTCTTGGCGTCAATGGTTTGCTGTCTGGTTCCTGTTCCGGCTTGTTCGGCTGCCACAGCTTGATCGGCTGCCGCGGAGGCCGCCTGCGCCTGGTTTAGATGAGTATCGAGTTCCTTGACACGAATATTGTGTTGTGCTTCCGCAGACGCGTGATTTGTCTCTGCCAACTTCACTGCTCGTGATTGAAGAACTTCGTCAACGGCATGCGGTCCCTCGATCTGTGCCAACACACCAAGCATTCCGCCGATAGTTCCGGCATAATTTCCGGCGTGAACGTCTACCCCGGCCTGCTCTAACGGAGCGCCAACGAATGGCACAGCGGACAATGCGCCATGTAGAACGCCGCCCGCAGCCTTGCCGATGTTTGCGCCGACTGGGCCGCCTTCGGCGATGTTCGTTCCGGCTTCTCCGATTTCCTGACCCGCCTCGTGTGCGCCTTGAAGAGCCGTCTTGCCATAATTGTACAGCATCTTGCCAGCGTCAATCAGCGGCTTGGTGCCTGTTGCTAGTTCAGCGTAATCGCCCGTTGTCGGTGCCGCAGCCTGAAGTTCTGCCTGGTTCGTCGGCATTCCGAGACTCTGCCCGAGACGTTCCCCGAAACGCTTAATGACACCGCCTTCAAGAATGTGCGTCGGAGCACCTTCTACATTAGCCTGGGCTGCTTGCGGCTTCGGAGCATTCTTCGTAAACCAATCACCGCCCGCTGGTGCCGACGCAGCTTGCGCAGGCGCTGGAGCCGCTGGTTGTGCCTGCGGCGCAGGTGCGGTTGCCGTTGCGGTCGGAGCGTTCTGTGCGAACCAGTCTTGTGCCATTACTTATCTACCGTGGCTCCTAGAGACTTAAAGTGATCGACTTGATCGGCTGAAACAGGTTGGATTGTGCCGTCCGGTGCCTTCATGTTGACGGTTGAAAGAGACGGATGCGCCTTCGCAAACTGTGGGTCCAAACGAATCAGCGCAGCCTTGGCTTCTGGGTCAATGCTCGGCATCGGTGGAGTGTACGAAGGGCGGGGTTGACCATTCTTCCAAGTCTGTTCATAGCTCACAAGTTTGTCGCCCATAGAACCTATCTGGGTTTTGATAGCTGAGTCCCTGTTGAAAGTGGCCCCGAGGGTCTTCTTTATTCCCGCTATGTTTTCATTGGTTAGAGGTGTGCCGTAGAAAGTGAGCAACTCACCCGCAAGTGTGTCTAGTTTGTTGTTGTAAGCGTTGTAATCATCAGTGCCCGGGATACGAGATTTATTCGTGTTTAACTGCTGTAGTTCACTCAAGTGCTTCAATGCAGTACCACCACCGTTCAGGGCAATTGATTCCTTACCTGTCTCAAACTTCTCGCGAAGTTTTGAATAGGCGGTCAGATTTGTAATGTCGAGGTCTGGATATGCACGATGTAACGATATCGCTAGGGGCGACGGGTTGCCATTCTTGTCTTGTAACTGACGAGACGAGCGAGTCTCACGACCCTCTGCGATTGCTTTTATCACATTCCGCGGACCAACTGGCAGCGCATTCAAGTACGTTTCACCCGTTAGGTCATTAGCCCCGGCGGGATTCAGCGTGCCTTCCATCGCTGCATCATTCTTTGTCTTTAGCGCATCCGCCTGGTCTTTGTCTGCCGCAGCATTCTTCTGACGAATATCAGCGTTGTCTACACGCTCTTTCTCAAGGTCTTTCGCATAGTCTTGCTTGTCTTTCGCCGTAAAAGTACTATAAGCCTTGTTTATATCGGCCTCTTGTTGCTTCACGTCCGCAAGCGTGCTTTGCAACTTCTGGACCGCTGCTGTGTCGCCCTTCTTTTGTGCAAGCGCAAGCTGAGCAGTCAAAGCCTGATCGTGCTGTTTGGCAATGTCCAATGACTTCTGAATTCCGCCGATAGCACCATGCGCCGGGTCCGCAGCTATCGCGTTTGCCACGGCTGGCTTTGCAAAGAGGTCATGATTCTGCTGAATCTGTTCATCCGTTAGCTGCTCATTACGGTCTTGATTAGCTAGGTGAACCGTATTTGCTACAGTATGCGCCGTGCCAGCTAGATCATGAAATGAGTCGTACGGAACCTCTACGCCAACGTCGGGGACGTTTTTCATCCCAGCAGCTACCCAGTCATCGTGAACTGCCTTGGTCATCGTCACTGGAGCCGTCGTATTCGCTTTCGGGGCACGCTCCTGAACTGACCAAGTAGGATTCTCGATTGGTTGTTTGGTCTTCGGGTCAATCATCTGCTTACCATCTGGACCGATCATGGGCTCGTACGCAGTGATCTGCGCATAGTGCGTTTGCATGTAATCTGGATTCTTCTTTACCATGTCCTGAAACGCAGAATCTGGAATGTTGTCTTTTGTATCGTGAGTCGCCCTTCCTGCATCAATGGCAGCCTTTCCTATGTTAGCGGATGACGTGCGAGCCTCCGCATCTTGCCTCTGGATATTACGTGAAATTTGCATCGTCTCAGCTTGGTTGTATGCTACCTGTGCCGCAGTCTTCTGGGCTTCTTGGCTGTTCGCGAACTGTTGCTGTTTCTCTTTACCCACACGTTCGCTGTGCGCTGACGCCGTCTTCTCGGCTCCTGCCAGCCAGCCCTGTCCAGGGCGAAGGCCCTCACCCGCAGCGGCTGCATCACCGAATGCCGAGCTTGCATTACCAAGCAAATGTGGAACAGCAGCGACTAGATTCTTTGCCCACGCGCCTGGGGCGGCTGGAGCCGGATTGGTTTGAGCTATAGCATTTAAGCCAGCAGTGAAGGCGTCCAATTTGGGACTTCCCTTCGCGACCATGCGCTGTCCGATAGTTGCGCCGCCATTCACGGGCGCAGGTTGGAGCGCCGCTGCTCCTGCCGTGTTATCATCCGTCTGTTCGGCGGGAGCGCCTGTCGTTGCCGGGGGAGTACCAAATCCCGGGACAAGAGCCTGTTGGCCTGGTGTCAATTGAATCGTCATTGCTGTGCTCCGAAGTACAAAACGTAATCCTTAGTCCCGTCTACCGGGACAAAACTGAAGTGCCCAACCATGAAGTGAGTCAGGTCGGCACTAATACTTTCAAAGATCACGCTACTGCATGACTCTTTAATCTTATCGATAACAGATTGAAAACCCTTAATCAAAACGATTGCAACACGCTTGCGACTGGTTCCGTCTTCCGGCATAAACAAGGTGTGGAAACGAACCTGGCCGTCCACGGGTTGGTCGAATCGTGCAAACAAAACAACGCCCAGGTTGTCCTCTACTGCAAAAGAAAGAAGAGCGTCGTCCCTCGTGAACCAGAAGTCGGGGGTTGACGGACGCGACAGAGTGTCTGCATCTATAAATGACTGGATCAATTCCCGATCTGATTCGCTGACTGTAGTTAGTTTCATCATTCTTCTGTCCACTCAATCGTAAAATTAACTAGGGGCGCTGTAGGAACACTGAGCATCATCAGTCCGAAGTAATCGCTCGTGCCACGCAGAACAATGCTCTGTGCAGAGTGATCTCCGAACTGCCACTCATACGGCGGCATCGTGTTGTCGCCTGCGCCTACGGCTTCGGTAGCGAGGTTATATTTCTGAATCTGAAGTTGCCCGCCAACCGTCGTGGCCGTCGTAGCCAGCGGTGACCAAGTCTGCACCAGTGCAGTAGCCGCAGGATTATTGATATCATTCGAACCCGCGGTAAGGGCGGTAGGCGTTCCGCCAGATAGTACACTAAATCTCTGGAGTATGAGTAACGTTCCACCGATAAGTCCCGTAGTATATCCGATTGAAAACTGAAGTCGCGTGACACGAATTGTTTTTGTCGCGGAACCCCTAATCGATAACATAGGTTGGGTTCCGCTGCCTGTCGGTTGGTAACTGAATGTAGCCGCACGATACGTAGCCTTTCTGCCTTCAACGTTCACATAGTGCGAGCCCGTGGTGTCTGTCTGATCCACCACAGATTGACCCGTAGTTAGAACGGGAGGGGTAGAATAGTAAACCCCTAGAGTCGCCAAAGCATTCGTCGGAGCAGTGGCAGGTGTTATAACGGTATCCATAACCCCGCCCGAAGACCCTGTAGCGGCTACGCTGCCAGAAACAACAAGTGTCTCAGGTACGGTATTTATAAATATCACAACAGTGTAAGAAAATGTTGCAACGAAATTGACAGTTATGGTGCTGCCAGTTAGAACGATGGACGACACGTTAGAGGAAACATCTACACTGCCGTTCTGCTGAATCGCCTGCACGAAGGTGGCGAACGGGGGACCGTATCCAAGATTGATGGTACCTACCGTACTTACGCCGTCACCTTTAAGAATGTAGGATTGAATATTTTCCGATATAATTGCCATTTTATTCCTCTGTCCATTCGAATTCGCAAGTATACGTGCAAGTTGCTGGCGCAACAGAAATAAACAATGCAAAAATCTGCGACGTACCGCGCAAGACCGGACAACCCGCGGCGCGGTTACCAAAATCCCAAGTATAGATGTTCCCCGTTGCAACTGCCGCGAAAGTGTAATTAAAAGTAATCGGATATGACTGCGGTGATCCCCCGCCAGTGGGAGCTACGGTGTATACTAATCTCGTGGCGGTGGCCGCAGCACTAGCACTATCGAATGGTCCAATTTGGGTACCGGTTGTAGATGACGTTCCACCCGTATACGGCGTGGAGATTTGGCAGCCAACAGAAGTAGACCCAGCAGCCGTTGCATAACCAGAAAATACTACACGCGTGATACGAATGACCTTAGTGGCCGATCCAACTAAAACAAAGTTACCGCCTGAAACTGCGGTACCAGAAATTATTTGGCACGCAAACGTTGCCTTGCGACCTTCTTGGTTTACGTACTGTCCGCCAGTTGTGTCGGCTTGCAATGCGAGAGACTGACCCGTGGTCAAGACGGGCACGGTTGCTGTGTACACGTCAAGTACGGCGAGACCGTTCACTGGGGCTGTGGCTGCGGTCGTAACCGCGTCGAGTGCTGCGCCGCCGTGACCTTCGATACCCACCAACTGAACGCCGGTCGTGGCCGTAACAACGGCATTTCCAGCAACAGCCTGTAAATCAGTATTGATAGCGCCGTTCAAATCCGTTACGAGCGCAACTTGGTCGGCGTTGGTATAAGTGTTGGTCGTATACACCGTCGCAGCGATAGCTGGCAACACGCCGAGATTCGTAGCGCCAGGGACTGCGTTGTTGTTCGTCTTGTTTCCCGCAATCGTAGACGTTCCCGTAATCGTCGTACTCGTCAGAGTAACCGCAGGCGTGTTCGTAATCGCCGCGTTCACCGCAGGAACGTTCACGGCAGCAGGGGTGCCGCCATAAGTGGTTACAGCCGTTGCGCCGAGTGCTACACCTGCAACAGCTTGGAGGTCTTGATTTAGAGCGCCATGCAAGTCGGTGACCGGAAGAACCATATCTCCCGTCGTGTAGGTGACTGTGCTGTACGCAGTTTCCGCAATCGCGGCTAGGACGCCCTGAAGCGTTGCGGTAGGCGCAGCATTGTTATTCGTCAGTGCCCCGTCAACGGCTACCGTACCTGTGATCGTGGTGCTAGCAAGCGTAAACGCTGGTGTGTTCGTAATGAAGGCGTTTACACCCATGACGTTTACAGCGCCCGGTGATGTTCCGTAGTTGGAACCTGCACCTAGCGCGGTTCCCGCGTAGGCTTGTAGATCAAAGTTGAGTGCGCCGTGCAAATCTGTAACAGGCAAAACCATATCGCCTGTCGTATAAGTAACCGTGCTGTACGCAGTTTCCGCGATTGCTCCAAGAATTCCTTGAAGCGTCGCGGTTGGTGCTGCGTTATTATTCGTGAGTGCGCCGTCTACCGCGACCGTACCGGTGATCGTCGTTGATGCCAAGGTTACGGGAACCGTGTTGTCAATGTCTACGTGAAGGTTCGAACCCGTCGGCTGTACGACTGTTACATTGCCTGTGATCGTGGTGCTGGCTACCGTAGCTGTCACGCTACCAGAAATAGGAACCGGGACTCCGCTTGCATTACCCTGAATCGTTACGGCCTGTGTGTTCGGAGTACCCGCAGCGCTATCGAGTGTCGCTCCTGCGTGACCTTCGATTTCTGCGACTACCGTTCCTGAAACTGGCTGCGCTGTTCCGCCTGAAACACCTTGAACGGTCAAGACGCCAACCGATGGTGTTCCCGCTGTCCCGTCTAGAATCGCGCCCGCGTTGCCGAGGATGTCCACCTTCCCGATGGTGTTCGTACCCGCAGGTAGAGCGTTCGTGATCGCTGTGACAGCCGTGATGGTTCCCGAATCAACAACTGTATGAAGATTGGTTCCCGTAGGTTGAACAACCGTAACGTTGCCTGTGATCGTCGTGCTTGCGACCGTGGCCGTAACAGTTCCTGATATCGGAACAGGTACACCGCTCGCATTACCTTGAATCGTAACTGCTTGAGCGTTCGGGGTACCCGCAGCACTGTCCAATGTTGCTCCAGCGTGACCTTCAATTTCTGCAACGACAGTTCCGCTAACAGGCTGTGTTGCTGGGAAGTTCGAAACGGCTACCGTTCCACTGACTGGTTGCGTTGCCGGGAAATTGTCCACATCAACGTGAAGATTTGCGCCCGTTGCTTGCGTTACCGTTACGCTTCCACTTACCGGAACAGGGACGCCGCTAGCGTTACCTTGAACGGTAACCGCTTGAGCGTTCGGAGTGCCCGCAGCACTGTCCAGTGTCGCGCCTGCATGACCTTCTATCTCTGCAACGACTGTACCTGAAACAGGTTGTGTTCCCGGGAAGTTTGAAACTGCTACGGTTCCACTTACAGGCTGTGTTGCCTGGAAGAAAGTTCCGGTAACAGCAACAGAGTTATCCACGTCAACGTGAAGATTTGCTCCAGTAGGTTGTACGGCGGTTACCGTTCCGCTGACTGGTTGCGTCGCTGGGAAGTTTGAAACTGCTACCGTACCGCTTACCGGAAGAGGGTTGGAAGAACTCACACCTTCGAGATCACCGGCAACAATAATACCTATCTCAGTCGCAGATGTCGGAGCAGCCACACCTGTCGCACCAACGCTTGGGTTCGACGCACTAATAGTGCCTGTAACATAAAGAGGATTGCCCGACACGCCTAGCGGATTCGTGCCGTCGCTCAGTTCTACAGCGAGGGGATTCGTCAGTGACGGAGCGGTGCCGTTGATACCCGTAAGATTTACATTTCCACCGCCGCCGCCAGTGCTCGTCGTCTTCAGGTTACCGTTTACATCGACTTGCAGCGCAGTAGCCTGCCCGTCAATAAGAACGGGTGCAGTTACGTTGTAGTCTCCCGCAACGGGAATTGCTGTCGTCGGCTTGCTTGAATTCGGGGGTGCTGTTGCCATGAAAATTAGTCCTTGACAATCACCTCCAACTGTGATACTATACAGAGTGGAGGACTACAAAATGAACTATGTAAACTGCATGTGCATTGCAAAACAACTAGGAAAAAGCGCTGGACACATTCACAGGGCTTTGCGTGTATTTGGCTTCGAACCGACTCGAAGAAGGCTAAAAGATTCTAGGGGCTATATTCGAGAGTTGTGCGGTCATTGAATGGGGCCTGAATCCCTCAATTGTCCGCACCTTCGCGGCCAGTTTTTCATAAATCCAACTCAACACCACTTTCCTCATCGCGTTGTAAGGAAGGTTCGTGCCGTTTATCCAACGATTCACGGTGGGGTGGCTCACCGAAAGCGCGTCGCCAATCTCCTGATCCGACATCTCCAGCAGCTCCTGAGCCGTCCGCAGTGCTCTCTGAAATTCCGCATCAACCTTCACGTCAATGGTGCCGACCTCTTTCTTGAATGCTCGAAGTTCATCGGTACGAGTCGACATAGCAGTTGCCATGGTGAGCTACCTCCAACAGCTGTACACATTGTACTCAGATTCTAGCGATTGTCAAGAGAATTTGTTTCCCTAGAGCTTCTACTAGAAGAAGTCAAAAGTTTGAATGACGGGATACGACGGGAGCAGTATCTCTTCGCTGAGAACATGAAAAAGATAGGAATCGAAGTTGTTTTCACTTGGCTAAAAGACTAAGAATTTCTTTTCTGAAAGCAGCTAACTCTGTCTGTACATACTTTTCGCAGTTGGACAGGGCAGCAGAAATGTCTCCAGCTGGTCCACGGGGGCCTGGTGTTCCGATGCCGTCTTTGCCATCGACACCATCTTTACCGTTGACACCATCTTTGCCGTCAAGACCGTTCTTCCCATTTGTGCCGGGGTTTCCGTCGATGCCATTCTTTCCATTGATACCGTCTTTTCCGTCGATGCTATCTTTCCCGTCTACTCCGTTCTTACCGTCTATGCCCGGCTTTCCGTCTACACCGTTCTTTCCATCGGTACCATCTTTTCCATCTACGCCGTTTTTCCCGTCCGCTCCGTTCTTTCCGTCTCTGCCGGATTTTCCATCTACACCGTTCTTTCCATCGATGCCATCTCTTCCGTCTGCCCCGTTCGCCCCAGGGGGTCCCGGTGTATTAGAAATTCCTGGCTCACCTTTTTCTCCGCGCACTGAATCGCCTTTTTCACCGCGAATAGATTGGCCGGGAATTCCCTGTACTCCCTGCGGCCCGGGAATAAAAGAAGGCGCACCAGCCTCGCCCCTCTCACCAGGCAGACCCCTGCGCGAGGTGTGTTCCTGTTCCATCTTCAGTAGGCGCTTGTGTAGCGCCACTATCTGTTGCGAAAGTTCTGCTTCGGTAGCCATGTTATGCCTCTGTCCTTGAATTCTCTGGAATGCTTATCCTCGAATCAACTGGTGCGCCCGCTGCTCTCGAATCCACGGGTAGTAGATGGGACGGTGGGTTAGCAGGAATATAAAATTGCGTATCTTCAATGTCCACGGTTGAATTCGGAGCGGGACGTGAATCGATAACGGACGTGGCTGCCGACGCATTCACCGCCGTGAAGTTAATGCCGTAGATGTCGGCGGTTGTGATTGTCTCGCTATGCGTGGTAGGTGTGAATGTGTAAGTTGCCAAGGTCGGCGTGATCGTATACGTGCCCGTCGTTTGGTTCTCGAACGTGTACGTGCCGTTCGCATCCGCTGTCACTGTTGCAGTAGCAGTCCCCGTCAACGATACGCTGGCGAATGGGACTCCCGCATTACCTTGAAGATTAAACGATCCTGTTGGAGGTATTACGGCGGCTCCAACAAGAGTTACAAGTGCTAAGCTCCAACCGAAAAATGAGCCGGTGAAACTCCCTGTTGCTGCATAACTTCCTATCGATGATACCGCCATATCTTCGATAAAGAGTAACGTACTCAAGGTAGTATCGACGTTATTCAGGTCTAAAGAAAACCCAGTACCTGGCGTGAAAACAGCCCCGTCATTATTAATAAAACCGATTCCGACTAGCATCTCCGATGCTGATGTTGTGGTGACGTTCCCCGAAGAGATCGCAGTTGGCCCACTTGACGCAAGTCCCTGTTCGTTACTTGTTTGATCGAACGATGATACACCAGAATATTCTGCAATTGCGATTCTTGCGTTGCTGCTACCACTGCCGTAGTTTACGGTTACCGTACAAGCGCCGCCTGTGATACTGAACGTCGCCCAGATGCTCCACGTGATATTTGCATGTATTCCTGACCCATTTGGAATCTCAGTGTATAAATTACCCAGGTTATCGGTTACAGAACTTATTGTAGTTCCAGAGAGATAAGAACCACCATACACAATGATCGCGTTACCCGCAGACACATTTGAACCGAATGATACGGTCGGCGAAGCAGGATTAAGTTGGGTTGATCCGACTGCTTGTACAAATGCTGGTGCCATCTTTATCCTTGCTGACGAGTCTTGCGAGCCGTCTTATAACTCGCTGCCTTAAATAAATCCGGTGGTGTGGTGTTCGCTATCGGCGGTTCTACTAGCTCGTGCGCAGTCAACGGTTTTGGCATCGTGTCTAATGTGTTTACCGGCGTTGCCGCGCCTACATTCTTAATGTCCATTAGTATCCCGTACCACCCGGATAGTTGAACGGATATCCTGCTCCGCGCCAAGTACCACCACGTGAACCGCCACGTGACCAAATAGACTGCTCAGGAACGAAACGGTTCTCTTCGAGTTCACGATCTTCCGCAGCACGAAGATCATTCAACGTCAACTTCCACAACTTAAATTCTATATCAAACTTTGCGCGTATCTTCGGATCGGGGCTGTAGCGGTAACACTGCGCGATGACACCCTGACGGAAGTAACTCTCGTACTTATTTGGGAGCGGTGCAATCGTGTCTGACAAATCCGTGAACTGGATTGCTGGCATCTGTCCGACTAGATTAATCTGAAACACAACCCCACTTTGATTCGGAACAGGAAGAATACGAACCCCCATGCCGTTCGGATCGGCAACCGTCCATATGACTGTCCCGTCATTCGTTTGGGTTCCTGGCGCAGCATTCGATGCAGGCCATGCTGGTTGATTGAGTCCACAGACTCCGTACTGTGTCACAACCTGAAGGTTTCCATTTGTGTCTTTGATTTGGCAAATTGGATTCTGAAGTTGGGACAGACTGAACAAGTATGGCGTGTTGTCGTTTCCGAGAACCGATATGATTCCACCTGCTTCATATACGCCCGGATTTATCACAGACGTTACAGTAATATTGTTTCCTAGGATAGCAGTAATGACGTACGTGTTGTTATACGTACGCGGGAACGCAGCACCAACGGTCATGTTACCGCCAACGATGAGACCCTGTGGAACATAGTTAAGTGTGAAAATGATTGTGCCAGCAGTGTATGTGGCGGCCAGGACTGACGCGCCTAGCGGATTGAAGATGGGTCTTCCAGGCTCTGGGTTATTTCCTTGCGATGCCGATGCCTTGTTCGCGCCCCAGGTTCCGTAGTATAACATGTAATTTGGAAAGGTGTTGCAGACGAAGGTGGGATTTTCCCATCCGGCAAACTGTTCGATGGTGCCCGTTACCGCAGGAAGTTGACGACCGCACTCAACATAGCCCCATGGCTTCGGGAGCACGTTTGATGTCATCTCGACAGCCATGCCGCGCTCCAACCATTCTAGATTATAAAAACTGGTACCGTCTGGATTCAAAAGCACATAATCTTGTTGAAGGCTGTTCGTATAAAATTGCGGGCACTGGATTTCATTCCACTTGTGAGGAAACGGCACACCTACGATTTCGCGATAAACGTCGGTGCAGATCGTAATGAATGGTTCAAGTTGGTAACCGGCAATTTCACTCAAGACTGGGCGCACATCTCCAAGAGGGAGCACCTTGTCGAGCATGTTCTGCAACGTATATGTCGCTTGTGAATTAGGGAAGTTAGCCATATTTTTAATCTACGTAAGAAGCAATCTTCTTGATATGCTCCTTAAACTTATCAACGTCTAACGCGATTTTTGCTCGCAGTTTGTTTGAGAACAAGTAACTTTCCAAATCGTTTTCCTATCAGGTTTTGAGGCTTCGTAGAGTGAGTCATGTTTAAGAGGACTAAGGCGGCGGGTCACCAGACCCGTTCGCTACCCGTAGTCTAGTGATGATTAGAAATGAATGTACAGAGTTATCTCCTGGGGAATCTCGGAATTGCATCGGAGTCCGAGAGTATAATCCGCCGTGCCGGATACTTTAGGTTAAATCTCGACTGCGCGTATGTTGGTCGCAAAGTCCGGTGCCGCATGTACAACGGGACTTGTCGTCAACTGAACTTCAGATGATGTTGCCGTGTTGGTGCTTTCACTTAACATCTTGTAAGCGCCTGCCCACCCCATTCCGGTGTGGTTAGGCACCTTCTCTCCGCGACGAACCAGGTATTCATCGGTGTCCTTGTTCTTCCACTTCATACCGCAAATCAAGCAACGTATGTAGCTCTCAGCGCTGGTAAAAGTATGGAACGAGACAGCGTAGTCCACGTGCGGACCACGAATGCCCTTCTGATTCTTCTTGTGAGTGCAGAACTTCTGACTGGTCTTCTTCTCGGCCAGCGTATGTTCAGAATTGATACGGCGTTGCTTTTCGCGCTCTTGAATGGCGCGAATCTTTTCCTGTCTGTCCGTCATCGCATCCTGGCGTTCGGCCAGTAGCAACTGGACAAGCATTTGCAACGTAGCTGCATCGGATGATGCAGGCTGCGGGGTTGCGCCCGGTGTTTGATCGGTCATTGTACTTCCTCGCGCATCGGGCACAGCCCAGCGCTTGTCCTAGTAGTCCTAGGCGATGGTTTAACGTCCACTGGACGATACTACTGTTTTACAGTTCTATCTCTTCGGGAGTTGCCACTAGTTCACGCCGATTGCGGAGCCAGTACATATTTCTTCTGTACCTGCGACTAACGGGGCCATCGCACGGTCGTCCGAAAATTTCATTGGCTCGCGCCTCTGAAATAATCCCTTTCTCAATCAATTGCCCGACAACGGTTCGCCATCCGCGAAAGGATTCTCCCGCTGGTAGACCACGTTTATCGAGCCTTAACACGCTCCATTCGTACATCGCCGGGGTCTGCAAATAACACACGGGTACGACATGGTCTGTTCCCGGTCTGAAGGCCCAAAGTGCGACCGTCGATGGAGGGAATCCATTGAAGATCGTATAGCATCTGATGCCCGAGTTCCTCATCTTCTCTACGAAGTTCCGAGTACGCCATGGATTAACCTTCCGTGCCTCTTCATTTAGAAGCAGTTCCTGGTCTTCCATTTTGTAACGCAACGTCATCCGATCACTAACTTCTTTGTCGGCGAGAATCGATTCCTGGGCGAAGCTACGATAGTCCTTCGGCCAACGGACCCACGAGGGTGTCCCACCAGCTAAGAGTTGTTTTATTGTGGCTCTTGTGGTTTTCAGGTCACTGCGTCCTTCCCAGGGATTCGTCAGCGTCTGAAGCGGCGGCGTTTGAGATTGTGCCATTACCGAGTTCCTTTATTCGTTTTCAAATATCTAGATGCTATTTGCAATAGCCTCCAGTCGTCCTTGAAAATACCTATGCCAAGGTTACAGTGCCAACATAGGAGTTTACGAATCTTTTTAGTTTTATGATTGTGGTCTACACAGAGAAGACGAATCTTTCCGGTGTTTGAATCCCGCATAGACTCTTTCTTCCCGCAAATCGCACATCTTCCTTTCTGATGTTTGAACATCTTTCTATACCCAGAAAGACTCATGTCGTACTTGGCTTTCAAACCATATGATAGTTCTCGAAGTCGATTACGGCTTCTCCACAGTCTTCGAGTCTTGTACTTTCGGGTTCGGACTTTCCTTGATTTTTCTCTCTTGAGAATCCTATCCCGATTGTTTAAATACCACTTCTTGGCATATTTCTTAGTGCGATGTTTGTTTCTTTTATTCCACTTCTTATAATACTTTTGTCTAGCACTTCTTGACTTAAATCCATAGAACATGTGTACTCTCCAGAAAAGAGAATCTGGGGCATGTTTCTGGCATGCCCCTGATTAGTATACCACGGATTATAAGCCCGTGGGAAGAGGTTTATTACTGAATTGCTGGGACAGAGTCAATGTAGCGCATACGCTGGGTGTTAGCCCCACGTGCTGGCGGCAATGAAACTGTTTGGTGAAATTTATATGAGCACCCGCTCTTGTTAACACTCACCAGAGTGTACCGAATCATTTCTGTTCGGTTCATACGGTTTTGATTCCCGTATGGTCAGACTATCGCATCACCCTTTTGTCAGAGGGTGTTTTCTCACTTAGTCGTTCAGGCTGCCTTTCGGCTTGCCCCTTGTTGGCTTTTCAGCGTTCAAGTCAATCAGAGAAAATTTAAAGTGGACAGTACTCTTTATCCACCGATTGTTCCCGTCGGATCAAATGCTGATGCCGGTGCGCTCTCTACGACCTTGCAGTCGATTGTGCGCCAGTCTCCGTCACCCAAGTCGGTGTCTCCACCAACTTGCTGCCAGATGCCGATCAAGGCATACTGTCCCATTACGTAGGTACGGTAAGAAATCTTACCTGAGCCAGCGTAGTTAGCGGTCGTGGTTACGAACGGCGTCTGACGAAGCACGATGTTCGTTCCCGGGAGTTCGATGTCCATCTTCTGGTCTGCACCAGCGATCTTGTCGAACTTCTCGATGTTTGCGTACTTCCACAAGTCAACGATTGAGTTGTTCACTGTCGTTGCGTTGAAGATGTCGCCCAACACGTTAGAAGATACAACGCCTGCGAACTTACCATTGCGGTTCGGCAGTACGTTCTTTGAAACAAGCTGCTGCTTCAATTCACGTACAGTTGCCAAGTCCAATGTGTAAGGCGATGCTAGCAAAGCGCTCTGGTTAACCTGTGTGTCCACTGAGGCTAGACCAGCACTGTCTGCTACGGCGCTGTACAACTCGGAAATGCTCTGACCAGCCTGGTAGGCTAGTTCGACTGCGGAATTACCCACTAGGTCGTCAAGCGCTGAAGCAATTACGAACGAACTGAAGTTCGTGTAGTTGTTCCATTCGCCCAACTGAGCCGGGGCGCTGATCTGACCGACGAATTCCGGTGAGCCAACAACTCCGTCTCCTACCTGTGTCGTATCACCAGTCAAAGTGTTGTACTGGAAGAACTGGCGGTTGATACCAACGCCGTTCGGCTGTACACGCTTTTCTGCTGCTACGATGAACGCATCCGTTTCTCCCTTCAAGTTCGGGATGAGTTCCTTATCAAACATAATGCTTTGCGCCGTCAGTATATTTCCTACATTTGCTGCTGACGGATTCGGTGAGCCTGCCATAGCAAGCCTCCGTGTGCCCCTTAGTCTTCAGACTTCGCTGGGACTCTTTAGCGAAACTTATTCGTGGGGTTGGCTGCGATGACTGCCTGTATTTGGGCTCGAAGCTGCGGATTACGCATCTTCTCACGCATCGTCTTAGCATCCCATGAAGTAATCTCTGCTACCGTTATGCCGCTCGAAGTCGTTCCTGTCGGGCGCGACCCTGAGGTCTCACCGGGAACTACTCCTGCGTTAACGCCCGGTCTCGGAACAATCACTGCCGGATTTGCCGGAGGAATTGCTGCGACCGTCGCAGTCGGAGCCGCCTGCACTGGCGGGACCGCTACTGTAGTTGTTACCGCTGCTGCGGGTAGCGTTGCTGTCGGAACCGGATTAGGGGCGACAGGCGCTGTTGGCTGTACAACTCCAGCCAACTCTGATGACTTAGCGAGCAAAGCTACTTCTAGATTATCGCGTGTCCAAGGTAATTGATTTTCTTGGAAGTAATCACGAATCAGATTAATGTTCGCTTCGCACGGATTAAAATCGTGTTTGTGATCGTTCAAGAAACCATGGCTGACTTTTTCTTGGCGACGATCTTCATTTACTCTAGCGAGTTCCGCATCGGATACAGCCTTCTGCTTGGCTAGTTCATCCGCTTGCAACTTTCTGTGAGCTTCCAAGGCGACCTTCGGGTCGTCTGACTTTAGTGCCTTAATGGCTGCGATCATTTCCTCATCGGACATGCTCGGAGCAGCCTGGGGAGGCGTCACGATCTGTCCTGACGCGGTTGCCTCTTTCAGGGATTGTACTTTCTGACTCTTCAAGCGATTAAACGCACGCGTTGCTTGTATGTGCGCTTCCTTAACCTTCGCAACCATTTCTTCATGGCTGGTGGCTTCAAGATGAGTCGGACGCCCGATGGCGTTCCCGCTCTCATCTGTCACTTGATATTCAAGAACGATCTTTTTTGGTACTTGCGCAGCGACAGCTTCTGCTTCGAGACGCTGTGCTTCAACGCGCTGCGCTTCTTCGGCAACACGCTGTGCGCGAACACGCTCTACTTCGGCAACATCCGTAGTTGCGGGCTCACCGACAACAGGAGGGGCTTGCGCCAGTTCCGTCTGTGCAGCAGCCGCTTGTTCCTGCCTAGCAGTCTCAGCGTTCGAGATCACTTCAAATATGGTAGCACGTAACGGGCCAGCCATATATCTCTTCATGGTCGCCGCGTCCCATCCGCGGATCATGGCCATATCAATGCTTTGTGGCGTAGGTGCTAGATCACTCATTGTGGCATCCCCTTCAGTATTGGATTACGTTCTGGCTTGTCTGTTGGCTTCTCTTTCTTCTGTAACTCGGCTTCATAATCAACTTGCCAGGCTACAGACTTCAAGACCAACGTACAAAATTGACTTCGTTCGCGAGCAAGACTTTGAAGGACTCGTAGCTTACGCTCGTAGTCCTCCGCGGTCGGGTCCAATGCGATAACTAATTCAGTGGCGCGACGGCAAGCGGACATCATCAACTTCTCCAGAACTGCATATCCTGGATGCTGTTGGAGTCCCGCGAGATTAACGCGCTCAGTTGCATTTAGTTCATCAAACATTAGTGGTGTAGGCATGCTATTCCTTATTGGTTAAACGGAAACTTCCGAACCGAAACCTTGATTGCCCGGTTCTCCCGTATCTTCAGAAGACAAGCTGTGCTCAGTTGTTGCGCGAAGAACTTCTGCTCCCGCCTTTCCGAGTTGCTTTTGATCTTCTAATTGCTGTTCCTGTTGGAACTTTTGCTGCGCCTGATTCTGCTGCGCCTTCAACTGTTGCTGCTGAAGTGCCGCTGGCGAATTCGCTTCATAGCGTTGTGTTTCTTCTGGTGTCATCGGGCGTAGGAATTCTTGAGAGAACTTCCAACCTGCCGCATCCGTAAACGCCTTGAAGATTGCAACCGCGTCGAACTGATAGTGCCCGTCATTAACGTTCTTCACGAACGTCGGGTTATTCAAAAGTTGAATGATGACTGGCAACGCCTGAGCCATTTCTTTCTTGGCCCCGAGATGCGCTCCTGCAAGAACTTCATACTGAAACTTCGCATTGCGAAATTCAATGTGATCTTGCAAGTAGTCATTGCCCATTTCCTCGCCCAATACACGACGGAGGACACTGGTCGGAAGCAGTTCATTATTCAACTGATCCATCTGGTAAAGCCACGGTTCAAAAACCTGCTCAATCACGCGTGTGGTCGGGCCGTCAAGTCGGCTAGCATTAGCCTGAACAACGGCTGCCGCTCCGGTACCCGAACGCATTCCGGTGCCGCGACCACCACCGACGGTGCCGCCCTGGCCTACGATTTCGTTTGAACCTGATGTTCCAGCCGCATCCTGCTTTGCCTGGTTAATGAATTGCCAAGCCTCGCTCGGTACGGGAGGCATGGTCATAAACTTAAAAGCCTTGTCAACGTCGTCGTCAACGTCGATGATTCCGCCTTGCTTCCAACGGGTCATCTGTGTCGGAACGTTGAAGCCCTTCTTACGAATGGCTGTCGGCTGCAATCCATAAGCAAGTAGATCGAGCGCAAGGTTGGTAACTCCCTGCTCCACGATTTGCTCGCTTCCGATTAGCTGGCCTAGGCCTTGTCCGTAAAAACTGTCTGGCAGGTTGCGCCAGTTGGCCGAAAGGAACGGAATCTTTCCGTACGGGTTGAGTTCGTTACGAATCAGTATGTGCTTACCATTGAAGGTAAGCGCGACAATAACCTTATCATTGTCCCAGCGCTCAAGAATTTCCAACGAGTTCTGCAACTCATCAGTCGAACTCCTGAAGCTACGTGGCAACGCTTGCTGCAAATAACCACGCATCCCTTCTGGGATGGTCATGGTAATGTTGTCAGCACCCGTTGTCGCACCAGACATGAACAACGCCCTCAACGTTTTCTCGTCGGGGATATCGTAGCCTGGAACATTGCGCAGCGTGTTCAAATCATCATATGTAGCAAAGTCGCGATATACTACCCACTTTGCGCGACGGATATCGCCGTAACGGCATCCTGGCTCAACCAATACAGTACGAATATCACAGTACTTTATCCACGGACGTGATTCCACTTCGTCGAGGATAAACATTTCGTAAGCGTCAGAATCCGGTGTGTTAATCGGGTCAGTTGGAACAGATGTATTAAGTTGCAACTGTTCCTGCTTACGGCGAAACTGCTTCAATTTAACGGGACGCTCTAAGTAGCCCCACTTAAATACTGTGGTGCCGAGTAGCGCCATCTGTTCAAGGCCACGCTCCATCTCAACCTTGAACTGCATGTCCCACAATTGCGCAGAGAACAGTGCCGTCTTTGAACGGACTATTTCCTGTTTTGTACCCGGGCGCGGGCGAAGAAGAAACGGAGGGTCTTCATAAAAGAGTCCTTCCATAATCTTCGGCACTATCTCACTTATGTGGTTCGATAACGTGAACTTGGGAACGTTAGCCTGCGCTATGTTGCCGCCGTCGAACGCCGAAGCGCTCGCTGGACTCTGCAAAATAATCGCTGACTGCGTCCAAGTGCTGGCCCACTGATTGACGTTGGCGTAGTTGTCCGCCATTGCCGCATCGTTAATAACTAACTTCAGAGCCGCTTGGTCATCATACAGGAAGGTACCAGTATCCTTATCCTTGTGTATGTTCTCTGACGTAATCTGATCCGCAGCGGTAACCTCGCGATTCCCAAGTATCAACGCTGCCTGATTATTTAGCGGTTCCGACATTTATCCCCTCATCCCATTGCCGCCAAACAACTTTCGTGCAATCTCACTCACTGGCGATGACGGCTGCTGTGGGGGAGGCTCATTGTACCAATATGATTGACTGGGTGCTGCCATGCCGAAGCCCCCGTTATCCTCGCCGTAAATCTGTCTCTTGACCTCGCGACGAAGATACTCCCTATACTGGGCTTCCCTCTGACTAGCTTCCTCGATCAATTCTTTTTTCGACTTCTGAATGATGCTCGGAATATATTTATTAGCCAACTGAGATAGAACATCAGGTACGTCATCCTTAAAGAAGCGCGTACTCTTCTGTCCTTTATATTTCTCAAGTTGTTCGAACACTTCCGAATTCCACCCGCCCGTCAAAAAGAACAGTCTATCGGTGGTAAGAAGCATCTCAAGGCCTTTGATGCGGCCTCGCTTTGCATTCTCGGAATTATCCGGCGTTCTCCAATCAATATACGGCCAATGGCCGTACGTCGTTTTGGATACGTCTACAATCTTTTCCTTCAATAGCTGAATGCCGCCGGTATCCTCGCCGTACCACTGCGAAGGACGCCATACGTCATGCATCTTTGCAATCCTAGCCGCGATCTCCGTCTGAGACCACTTCCCAAATTGCACATCGAGGACGACCAGAATCCACTTTCCTTCTAGCCGCACTGACGCTGCGGCTTGCTCTGGTGTAAGAATCGGGATCGAACCTTCTTGATAGACTTTTCCGACAGCAAGTGCCGTGAAGTCTGAGAACTGTTTGTTCTCACGCGCTAGGTCAATAGCACCGTAAACTTTTCCGGGTGCCATGACCACTTCGGCCAATAGTTTAACACCTCTGTGCGCTTCCAACACGCCGCGATCAAACTTGACGCTGTTCTCGTTTCCCCAGACAGGTTGGTTAAGTTGCTGGCAGCGAAAACTTTTCTCGTTCTTCAAGTCCTGACGAAGACTCTTCCATGACTTATGCTGTGGAAAGGTCAGATCAACCATATCCTCTTTCAGTTCAAACAAACTTCTTTCTTCTACGTCTTTGAACTCAGGCTTAACTACCCATGCAGCGCGGGTAAAAAACTTCAGGTTAAAATCTTCTGGACTTTCTTTGAACTTGTCCAAGAGTAGTCCGTAATAGTCATCTGGGAAGTAGCGCGTCCCGATGATATCCGTCCAGCCCCACGGCATGCGCAAGTTGACCGCGCCGTCGGCCTTGTCCTTCAGTCCTTCTCTGGTCTCATCCGTGTTGCAATTCTCGTCTGTGACGATATCGTCGAACTTTAACACGTCGCAGTGGAACCCGGACAATGACGATCCGATAGACATGATTCCCAACGTCGGGTCTTGGGACTCTAGTCGGCGCAGTGTCGGGTCGAGAATCAAAGGCTCTTTCGAATCACCGTCAACCCCTCGAATAACATATTCTGGGAACAGTAAATGAAAGTAAGTCGGACGTAGTCCACGTGGAAGATAGAACTTACCCTTTGCGTTGGCAAGGAACTGCAATGTCAACTTATACGTACCGCTCATGATGAGGATACGAATGTCTGGGCAGTTGATAATCCACTGGACGCAATCTAGCGCGTCTGTGTATGACTTGAAGAACCCACGAGGGTCCAACAAAATCATAGTGCGGGCAAGGTTAGGACCTTTCTCCGCTTCTATTGGGTCGGGCATATAGTACCCGATGTCTCGCAAGGAATTCTTTTCGTACTCGTCAGCCTGCACCCACACTCTAGGAATACGAGTCTGACTTGCCATAGCTACTTTAAATTCTTTCTGGCCATAATCTTCTACCCAAACGCCATCAAAATCTTTCTGCACGAACTGATTGCAGGTTACTTGATGCACTTCAGGCTCGAAGTCCATGTGGAAGACTTCTTTTCCGAACCAGAACAAATCCTTACGCGCCTGATCGCGAGCCATCAACCACTGATTGAAGTGGAGATAGCCATTGACACCCGTGTGAATCAAGGTGTCGTCGCGCTTGCGACCCTTCTCGTTAAATCGCCCAGGCAACTCAAACGCTTTGATCGGGATGACTTCGTACCCGGTTTTTTTCTTTAATGGCTTCTTACCGCGAGCCTCTTCTTCCTCGGTCAACTGTTCCGGATTGCCACCCACATACAGGTTCCACAACGCCTTCATCGAAAGGACTTCGGACTTGTAGCGCTTTCCATTCGCTTCAGCATCCCACTTCTCGACGATTCCAGGCCATATAGCCTTCTGCGTACGAACGCGCTCGTCAACAAAATTTAAGCGGTCCTTTTCGATTCCTGTAATAGGCATTGAGCCTCCAACTTATTGGTTGGCGGCTTTGTAGTCGTCAACATTCTTTTGCTTTGCTGCTAGGCCTGCGGCGGCTGACTCTACTTCCCCCGATACGCCTGGCTTAGGCGCTGGGGGCTTAGGGCCACCACCCTTCCTTATCGCGTGCGGCGCTGCGTACGACGGCGGCGGTGCGTAAGGTGACTTCGTTGGTGATACGTTAGAATTCGATGCGCCCGTCAAAGCAGCCTTGGCTTCTGCAAGCTTTGCTGCTACACCGCCATCGTCTTGCTGTGGCATGGTTACTCCTTGATCTTTGCGACGATGTCTTCAGCCTTGTGCGCAACGTTCACGGCTGCGCCCCCGCCTAGAAGAGCCGCTGCTCCGGTTAGTTCAGGCATTGCGTGCGTGTGAATTGCCACGTGAGTACCCCAGGCGATGATTGCCGCAGTCAATGCTATAGTGATGATGTGCGCTGGATTTACAGTGCCATCGTTGTCGAGGACTGTTGACTTAATTAAACTCCACATTAGTGTTTAAATCCTGACATGGTTTTTGCAAAATTCTTCATATGCTTGACGTGTTCACTATCATTCGGAGAGACTTCTAATTTCTCAGCGGGAATAGAGTTACCTTCAGGAATACCAAGATGCTTATGCAAATTTCCTTTTCTAAGTTGATGCATCGCCCTGTATAGGGACGCATTGTGCTTTGCCATTTAAGTGCTCCTGCAATAATTTCGAAGCAACCGTAAAATCCTCGGTTGTTGGTTCTAATCTCATTTCCTTAGACTCATCCAAATAGTTCGCTGATCTCGAATCGCAGGATTAATCTGACCCTTAACAGGCATATCTTTCTCCTAACTAGAATGCGACTGCGGGCGTGAGTTAGGCACGCCCACGAGTCTGCGCCTCGGTAATGGGCCGAGGAATGTCCGATGTTACTGTCCTGCGCCGGTTGACGACGCGCCCATCGGTGCTGCCGCTGGTGCTGCCGGGGCTGCTGCCGCTGGTGCTGCGCCTGCTGGACCCGCTGCCGCTTCTGCCTCGCCCGGGTTCGGCTCAGAGGTGTGATCCATCATGTGATCCATCATCTCATCGTGACCGCCTGCCGCACCCTTCACATCGCCTTCACGAACAGGCGCGGTGTGTTGATGACCGTGCTTCTCATGAATGTGGTGGACGGTGTGACTTCCGTCTTTGTGGTGTTCAACCACAGTATGACTGAACGGGTGCTTCTTTGCCATGACTGACTCCTAAAATTATTCCGGTTTAAAAATCGGAACGGCCCGAAAGCCATTTGAATCTTTGTAAACTGCTACTACCCCACCTGGATGAGTCAACGCGGAATCCTTGTCATTATTAAAAATCTTTCCTGCTGTGTGCTGAACACTGTGATGAATGGAGAAGATCGACGGCAACCCCGTTTTGTAGTAAGTGCCGATGCCCTTCATCAACTCCGGTTCAATCCTGCGGTCAAAATGATTAATAGATTCGCCGCCAGGGATGGGTTCATCCGGATTATCTTGGTGGTGATGAATTACTTTATCCGCTTCGTCTTTATCTTTGATCTTGGATACATCCCCAACGTCGAGCGAATCTAGTCCCTTACTCAATTGGACTTTCTTGCCGAGTGCCTTTCCAATTTCATTAGCGGTCGCTTGCGTCCTACCTAGTTCAGAAGAAACAATATCACCCGTCTTTCTGCCGACAAAGAATTGCGCTACTTCTGCGGCGTCATTGCGTCCCTGTTCGGTCAGGGGCGGATTCGGTGGTCCACTGTATGTATCATCACCCAATGTTGCGCCATGACGAACGAGATAGAGAATCGGTTCCTTGGTCATCCTAGCCAACTTATACGGGGTATCTGAGAACTGTCTCATTACTTCCTCAATGGTGATGAGTCCCGCTTTGCCCCTATCGTAATATTGGACTCCAAACGAACATCTTTGTTTTGGAACGCCCAGCACTCACCTGTCTCGTCTATAAAAACAACCCAGAGCAAATTCTCTTCAATTCCGTAGTCAATCAAAACGACTGCGCGACCCTTTCCTTTCGGCGTTACCAACGGCAGGGAGGGTTCAAGTTGGAGTAAAGCCATTATCAGTCTCCCTAATCGTAAAGCCCCAACTTTTGTCTAAACAAATGCCAATGAAGTTGAATTCTCTTCCAAAGTATCCGAATATTAAGAAGCATCTTTACGTGCTTTATGCGCGTGAACATATGAAGGAAGATGCTTACGCGGGGTCGATGCGAAGTCGTGCAGTTGCTGATGTGTCATCTTCTTCAAGCCCGCATTGTCTGAGTTAAGGTCTTCTGGATGATGCTCGGCAATTGCCATAGCGATCTGTTGCGCTTTAGAAACGGCTGGCATGTTACGCCCTCGGGAAGCGGTCCACAAGAAGTGCGATGTTCTTGTCGATGCTGCCCAATACTTCAATAGTCTTGTCGTGCGATGACGCTAAATCTTTCACGCCCTGTTCGACATGGGCCAGGTGATTGTCTCTAATCGTTTCCACGGCAGCCTTCACGACTGTTGTAGTAACCAAGTTGTCTTGCGTGCGCTTATCAATGCTTCTCAATTCTCCTGTCAGCTTGTCCCACTTGCGTACAACCCACACTATCGTTGCCAATAGCGTAGGCCATCCGAGAATTTCAACAACAGAATGAACCGCCTCGACGGCGGGAGCAATTAGGAATAGCATCGGAGCCTATAAAAGGTGTCAACGACTATAACGTCCGACAGGTCCTGGTTTGCACAGTATCGTAGCAGACAAGGGGCGCGTTCTGTATCTGCGCCCCGTTAGTCTCTAACGAAATTGGTTTATTAGAACTGAACGATCTTGAACTCGTAAAGGCTAGCGCTGTTGCCAACGTTGCCTGAACTGAAGGTTACTCCAGCTACGAATCCAAAGCCCGGGTTCATGCCGTAAGAATTCGTCTGCTGTCCTGGGATGTTCGGGTTGACCGGAGTTGCGGCAACCAATCCCTGAATTGCAGTGAAGAATCCTGGGCCGTTGTTAACTGGCACACCACCACCCGTTGCGGTTGCAGCATGCGTTTCGTTAACCTGGGTTGCGGTCGTTACAACCAACGTGGTTGCGGTTGAAGATACAACCAACACGTTAACGTTGTTGCCAGCGCCCGCGAATCCAGCAATCTGGAATGTCTGACCGGCGTATGCATTCGCTGCACCACCCGTGATGGTTCCAGTGTACGTGGTTGAGGTTCCTGCAACGGCTACCTGCGTCAATACGTAGGCCGTCCCTGGTGACTTCGGCACGATCTGGTAGTTCTGAATTCCAGCTAGCGTTCCGGAGGTCGGATCGAAAACCATATCCGCTTCGGCTGAGAACGCAACCGGACTGTTTGCAACCAATGCACTAGACGGGACTCCTATCATGAAGTCTGTATACTGCGGATTGGTGTAGATCGAACCCGTTGTTGCATTCGGAGTTACAATCTGAATCAGCGGGGTAACCGTCGGGGTTCCAGTCGTGCATGAAAACACACCGGAAACAAACAGAGACAAACGACCGCCCTGCAACTTGAATCCGCTGGTGTCGAATGGCAACATACCCAATGAACTTGTTGCTGACGGAACCGCGCCCAACTGAGCGCTATTCTGCGGAGTGTTGACGCCTGTTGCGCCCACGTTCCACAAGTTCTGGCTGTTGTTGCTGAAAAAATACTGCAATACGCCCGACGTTCCGCCGACTGTTGACGGATATGCCAAGCTTACTTGATACTGTGCGATAACACCCATTTGTTTCTCCCTATGAACGCGAACGCTGCGCTTCGATTACTCTAGCACGCAAACGCTGCGCTTTATTGAAGCACCCTTTTGGATGCTAACAAAATTTTAAATTTCTCCGTTCTCGATTCGCAAATAGCGAATATTAAACGTAAGTGATGGTCACGGCCACGGAAGACAACGGCGCTGTTACGCCCGCCGTTCCGCCTGTCGTGACACAGCACGCAGATAGCGCCGTACCAAAAGTTATTCCGGCCAGTACACCCGTGAACAGTGCAAAACTAACAACTGCATTGGCAGGAACATACAAAACTGAGTCCGGGGCAGTTGTGCCGACGATTACCGAACCTGACGCCAGATTAAACAGCCGAACATAAGACGGCACACTGTTCGCAGAATTATTGATATTGATACTATACACTAAAGCGGAAGAAGCCTTCACTGCGTCAACAGAGGCCCCCATGGACGTATCCGTAAAGACAAACAGTCCCGCTGGTGTGGCTAACTCTACTTGTGTGATTGCCAATTTAAATCCCCTGTTGCTCCCTACGCTTTCTGATTTGTTTTAATACGGGAGCGAGTAGGCACTCCCCAAGTCTCACCTTCGGGAGCAACCCCGAGGGCTAAACCGATTTAGCTTCCGCTCGCAACACCTTGGTAATTCAAAACGTAACTGATGTTACCTCCCAAATTAACAATGTGAACGATGTCAAGCAATGACGGGTTCGTGAAGGCGTCGGCGAATATCTGCGCGATGGTTGCGCTCTGACCTAGACGGGTGTAATACGTTCCAAGACGCGTACCACCTGGCACTGCCGCGAAGGCCGACGGAAGCGTTGCGAGTCCTGTTTGGGTTTCGGTGACTTGATCGGAGTACGCAACAACCAACGTGGTTGCCGTGCTTGAGATAACAAGCGCAGTCACATTGTTTGCGCCTGTGCCCGCCAAGAAACCCGTGAAGGTTACCGTACGTCCCGCGTAGGCGTTGTTAGCGCCGCCCGTAATGGTTCCCGTGTAGGTCGCTAGGCTGAAGTTTGAGACCGAAGCGGTAGCCGACGCAGTTTCATTTACGAGACCGGCGGTCGATACGGTAATCGTGGTAGCAGATGAAGCCGTGATAAGCTTCGTGCCGTTGTTGCCGCCGTTCGTGAATCCGAGGATGACTGCATTCTGACCAGCGAACGCGTTAGCCGCGCCGCCCGTGAATGTTCCCGTGTACACGCCCGTTGAAGCGACCACATTCGTTACAGCGAACGTGGAAACTGCAACAGAGGCCGATGCGAAACTGGTTGCGTAGCTTCCTGCGCCGCCGTGTACCGCTCCGGTGTAGTCAACAGTTACAAGATCAAATCCACCCTCATCCTTGATGTGCATCAGGTCGAGATTCTGCGGGCCGATGCCGTTCGGCGTTACTTGAGGATACGCCTGTAGGAATGTCTGTCCTGGCTGAGACGCGATCAATGCTTGCGCCTGTCCGCCTGCCGTAGTCGGCTGGGCTGCGACAGAAGAACCTGTCATGGTCAATGCTGTTGCGATGGTGATAGCGCCGGAACTGTTGACCAATCCTGCTAGCGCACGCCCATTAAAATTCCCACCGCCGAGTGTGATAGATGTAGCGGCGAGCACCTGTCCGTTGAATACAGACACGCCCGCGAAGACGGTCGTCAATGAGCTGCCCACCAACCAAACGACATTCGCAGCATTCGCGCCGTTAGCCAAAATGATGGAAGCGCCGCTCTCAAGGGTAACAGTGCTGCCCGCCTTGAAGATAAACACAGCTTGAGGGTTTCCCTGCGCATCTAGTGTGATAGATGTCGGGATGTCCATGCTTGTTCCAGCGGAATAGTTACCGGGAGTATACGTGAAGGGTGTTGCGCCGTTTCCTGAAACGGAAAGGTTTACAGAGGATGCTGAGAGTGAAGTGAAGGGAAGTGCCGCAAAATAATTATAAGCTGCGAGCCCGTCTAGGTTCGCTTGCTGGGCGTCGGCGTTATCGATGACGCTAGGCGGGATGAGAATCCAAGCGCCTGGAGTGATAGACGTAGTCGGGTATGAGCCGATGTTTCCACCTGATATAATTGACGAACCCGAATTTGTGATACCAGCAGCCGCAAGTAACACATAATTTGCCGCTGATGCTAGTTGTGCAGTTACTGTGGCCATCGTGTCTCCTGAATCTTAGTCGTGAATTGCGGTGACGTGTATGATGCCCGTGTGCGCAATGGAATCGTTATTTGCAATCCACACATTCACACCAGCGCCAGGGGTTGTCTGAAGCGCGATGTAACTAATTCCTACTGAAGGGAACTGAGTGATTGTGGGTGTGCCTGGAGCAACTTCATCACCTAATACAGTGACCTGTATGGTGTAGTTGTTGTCCGCAAAAGGTGTAGAGAAAGACATCACGATAGGACCGGTAATTCCTGCCTGAGTAAAGCTCGTCGGGGCAGAACGTATGGTCTTGTAGTTCAATGAAGAACCACCAGCAGCTTGCCAACTTGCTGCGCTGGCGCTGATCGCGGTTAGAACCTGTCCGGTTGTTGGCGCTGTGGGGTCGATAGCCACAGTCTGAATAATGGTTGCGGGTCCACCCGCTGCGGTAACCTGCACAGTGCCGTCATCGAAGTTTAGTTGCCCTTGTCCCATCCACATGACGACACCTCCAGAAATACAAAAGCCGCCTGCTTGTTAAAGCGAAGGCGGCTTTACTTTAATATGGTCGGGAATAGAGTAATCGAAACTCTGTCTCACCCATCCGAAGGGCGTAGATTACCACTATCAGAATTCCCGAAGTAAACTTTGTCTTTATCTGAGCGGATTCGATGACAGCAAGCACATATCACATCACACTTGGCAATCTCTTCTCTCAATTTCTTCTCGGAAGAGAAGTCTTTTAAGGTAGAGACGTTTCGAATCTTCTCACTCTGGTTTCTATGATGCAAATCCATTGCACAGGTCGGAAACTCGTGTCCGCAATCTATGCAAGGCTTTCTCTTCGCCTCAATCAAAATCTCTCGAAACCTGTAGTATCGCTCGGTGTCTCGCGCTAAATAATATGCTTTCTTATATGCTTTCTTATCTAGATAGTCTTTTCTCTTCCACGCTTTCTGCGCTTCTGAACTAATCATGATACTCTCCTGTAAAGAGTAGACGGGACGAGTTACAGGCTCGTCCCGTCAAATGTACGTACATACAAAATGGTCGGGCTACGAGGATTCGGACCTCGAAGGACGTTAGTCACTGGTTTCCAAAACCAGACCGCTGCCAGATTACGGAGCTATAACCCGATTAAATTGGTCACCCAAACCGTTCGCTAGGCGGTATCTCTCTGGTCAAGCCAGGTGCTCTAATCGCTTTGAGCTATCGGGTGTTGGTTGCTTGGGCTGGACTCGCACCAGCATGACAATCTTCAGAGGATCGCATCCTACTAATTAGATGACCGAGCAATTGAAATTGGCTGGGCAAGAACGATTCGAACGTTCATCCAACGGATTCAAAGTCCGTGATGTTACCGTTACACCATCGCCCAGTAGAAACTTGGACCACGAGGCTGGAGTCGAACCAGCGGTAAATGTTTTGCAGACATTCAGCTTGCCGTTTGCCGACTCGTGGTTAAAATGGAGGAAGAGTGAGTAATCGAAACCCCTGCCTTTCAGCAGCCTCCGGGTTCAAACCGGATTGCCCACCATGAGCGGAATCTTCCTTGAAATTTGGCGGATCAGGCCCGACTTGAACAGGCACAACCTTTCAGTTGCGAGTTTAGCAAACTCGTGCGTCTACCATTTCGCCACTGATCCGTAATATCTTTGGGTCGGCCTATAGCCGGGATTCTGTCACGTTATAAGTTGACAAATCTTTCGAATTGTCACGTTATAAGTTGACGACCATCCGTCTTTGCTCTCAACCCGACCGTCATCGCGCTAGACGCGCTCAGGTCCTATTTGAGATTGCTCCGAAGAGGGAGTGCCCAGACTTGAATGGCGATGTCCGCATTTGGTTTCCCATAGCATCTGCACCGCATCTGGCCTTACCCGTACGCTTACGCGTCCTGCATCTTCCACAGTCTTCTGTCTAGAAGAGTCCCGAACTTCCTCAGTTTCCTGCGGTCGTCCAGCCTACCCTAAGTTCTGTGAGGCCTTTCTGATTACCAGAGCAAGCCACATAAATTTCAAAATTGCAAATGACTCTCCACCCACGAGGAGTAGAGTGTCGCCGATACTGTATACGCCGCCGACTATCGGAAGGATGTCGGCTAATGGTTTCAGACGCGAGTTCGGCCCCATAACACTATGTTCTCTATCAAAGAACTGACCGCCTTTTACACACGATGATGACGGCGCGTCATCTGAGTCTTCATCCGCGGTGCAATGTATCTCATACTGGACTTCATTCACCATCACGGGGAACTTCCCGTGATTGGCAATCAATACCGCCTGGTTTAATCCGAGTCCTAGGCACCACGCTAGAGCAGGTATCGCTAGCAGTTGCCAATATGGGAACCTACTGAGTTTCATACTGCCCCTTGAACTGGAGAACGTACCAGGAGTCGAACCTGGATCGAGGGTTTAGGAAACCCTAGCTCTTTCCATTGAGCTATACATTCAGAAACTGGAAGGCCCCGTCGGAATCGAACCGACATAGCCACCTTAGAAGTGTGGCGTCCTCTCCATTGAACGAGAGACCCATAAAATTGGCGAGACGCGATAGATTCGAACTATCACCCTACCGTTTTGGAGACGGAGATGCAGCCATAACACTTGCGACTCGCGGAACTAATTTCGGGTGTGCTGCCATTACACTATAGCAACGTGCGGCCTTACCCGTTCACGCCTGTGGGATTCGAACCCCTCTACCCGAATACTGGAGCGGACTGCGATAGTCGAAATCGCTTCCTCTGCTTGGAAGGCAGGTACCTGGCCGTTCGGTCAAGCCCGCTTAAAAAGGTAACAAATGCATTTGCCAAAGAACGTAAATGATGCTGATGATTACGCCTGCCACGTTACACAGGGTTCGAACTACCGCCATCAGGAATTCCAGTTGCGGCTTTCGGTTCTTGAGCATCAGTCTTCTTCTTTGTGCGACTCTCATACCACTTTCGTCTGAGGCCGAGATATTCTTGCTGCACCTTCAATGTGTCTTCTGCGGCGATTCTCATCAATCTGTCATCGCGCCAAATGCCGACTAAGAAATACAGAGCGACCAAGTCTACAACAAGTCCGAGTGTCATCACTACGGCTGTGAACATAGATCACCTAAATTCGCCCGTCGCCCATGTTTAAAGTCTTGAACAACTGACGGGCAGCGAAGACTGCGGCTTCTACTATGTATGCCGATCATGCCGCAAGGCATATGGTAAAATTGGGGTAGGGTTTTCAACCTACCTACGATTTGGTTGTCCCGCCATAATTGCGGGGTTAACGAAACTTGGAGCCGTCCGTGGCTTTCACCACTCGCGGCTATGGAGCGACGTACCGTAATCGAAACGGTGCCTATTCCTTGGCAAGGAATCGTTCTACCACTATACCAACATCGCTTAAACTTCTTCAAGCCGTATCTTACCCTTGATGCCCTTGACCTTGGTCGCGAGCATTTCACCTTTTGCACCGTTCATCTTATGCGCTTTGCACATGAGACATCCAGCACGGCGATTCTTTGGGCGACGGCGTTTATGATTCATAAATTGGTAGCAGGGGTGGGAAACGAGCCCACGGCCTCTAGCATGTTCTTTCCTGTGACAGTTAGAACACAATATAATGCACTTTGCGATCTCTCGCTTAATCCTAGCCCACGACCAGCCCAACGTATGAACCCTTGATAGGCTGGCGCTCTTCTTACCTTTAGCGTGATGAAAGTCCAGACAGCATATCTCTTTCTCTGGACACCTCGAACAGCCGATTGCTTTAGCGGCTCGAACAAATTCTAGTATGGCTACCTTACGTCGGTGAACCATCGTCTGGTGTTTTCGCTTGTTAGCCGGATACCAAACTTCCCGCATGTAACGCTTATGGTTTTCTGCCTTGTTAAACATAGCACTCTCCCTTAAAGAGTTGGTCGGGGTGTTAAGGGCACCCCGGCCTATGATGCATCAAATTGGTTGCGGGTGTTGGATTTGAACCAACGGTGCGCTTTCGCTGACCTGCTTATGAGACAGGCGACATCGGCCACTAGTCGAACCCACAATTGAAATTGGTACCCCACACAGGAGTCGAACCTGTACGCCCGAAGGCATCCGTTTCTAAGACGGATATGTCTGCCAATTCCATCAGCAGGGCATTAAACTCCGACGCGGAATTGCTACTTGCACCGCATCGTGCAATGTGTCCGAGAACTACTTCGCTAAAGTTGTCGCACACATCGATAATTGGTCGCGTAGCAGAGACTCGAACTCTGTCTGCGTGCTTGAAAGGCACGCTGTCTAACCCATAACGTACTGCGCGAAAATTGGTAGCCCTGAGCGGTACTGACCCGCTGCCGCCTGCCTGAGAAGCAAGAATCCTGCCATTAGAAGACAGGGCCATAAATTGGCGGTCTCGACGAGATTTGAACTCGTGAAATCTCCCGTGACAGGGGAGCGCCGTGGGCCAGGCTGGGCCACGAGACCGTAAATTTTTCGCCCCTTTCAAAAGGCCACTAGCTCCTACCTGTTTTGTAGGCTACGTGTTGCGTGACTCGGGGCGTAAACTGGAGCTTCGTGATGGTACTGACCCATCGTTTCGTCTTTACCAAAGACGTGTACTTCCTTTGTACGAACAAAGCATAAACTGGAGCTTCGCGACTGAATCGAACAGTCGTTTGCGGTTTACGAAACCGTCGTCTTACCACTAGACGAGCAAAGCAAAACTGGAGCACACATTCCGATTCGAACGGAAGTGACCGAGGTACAAGCTCGGAATATTGGACCGCTATATGATGCGTGCTCGTAAAATGGCTGGGGACAAAGGATTCAAACCTTCATCGGTCTGGTTAACGGCCAGATGTCTTATCGTTTAGACGAATCCCCAAAGATTGGAAGCCCCCTTCGGATTCAAACCGAAATTGCAGCGTTCGTAGCGCTGAGTCTTGTTCGTTGGACCAAGGAGCCAAAATGGTTCGCCGCCGAGGAGTTGAACCTCGCTGGTCGGTGTGTAGGACCGATGCATGAGCCGATCTGCCAGCCGCGAATTGAAACTTGGTGGAGCTAGTCGGGGACGATCCGACATTGTTCTTCCTTGCAAGGGAAGTGCCATCCCAATTAGGCGATAGCCCCAGAAACTTTTCTTGTGGTGGCGGCGTGACACCAAACGCAAAGAACAACTAAGTTCTCAGGTCGTCCGTTATCTCGATTACTATCTATGTGATGAACATCGAGCATTCGCTCGTCTTCATCGAAGCTACATTGCTTACACTTCTTTCCTTGTAAGCGAAACGCTCGATTTCTGTAATCGTGTCTGCCGTCTTTGTAGTGTGGTAGCGCTAGAGGACCGCCAATCTGCTGGTCTAACTCTTTGCACTCCCTACTACAATAGTTTAACTCTTTAACTTTGTTCTGTTGTCGTTCAAACTCTTTACGACACCTAGAACACGAAATCTTGATTCGAGTCCGCGTAGCAAAACCCATGCAGTCTCTACTACAATACTTAGCTCGCGCTTTAAGCGGCGCGAAAAATTCTTCACTGCATTGCAAACAACTATGAGAGGACAGCTTTCTTATTTGTCCGTCCCAACTATCGGAAACAATAATCATGTGATTCTCCCTGGGCAGGAGTGTCATCAGGAATTATTGATCCACCATTCGGTTTACGTCCGAGAACGAACTGATTGTGCTGTACTACATCCGACGCTTGCACACGTCGAACTCAACACTAAGTTGGTAGTCCACCGTGGATTTGCACCACGAACCGTTCCCCTATCAAGAGACTGCGCTGCTGTTGCGCCAGTGAACTATAGAAAATGGTGGAAGCGAGAGGATTTGAACCTCTTAGTGCCACAAGGGCAATCTGTTTTACAGACAGATACGACCCGCCGTCTTCGCCGCACTTCCACGTAAAATGGCTGGGAACTCGCCGATTCTCACGACGCCCTTTCCTGGTTTCGCATGCGTTGCCAGGACTATTCGGATATTATCCCGAACTATATTCCCACAAAATTGGTCGGTCGCCAGGGGCTCGAACCCTGACACTCGGCTTAAAAGGCCGCATTGCTGCCGCTCGCATCCGCAACCGATAAGATTGTTTCTAGAGTCAACTTACCTCGGTCGAACTCTAAGTGGTGATTAGGACATAGAGGCAACAGATTTTCTATTCTGTTAATCTCTTCTATCGTCGCGTCACCTGAAAACTCTTTAACGGGTTTGACGTGCGCTGCTTCTACAGCAAAGTCGTACCCGCAAACTTTACAAGACGAGAGGTGTTCTTTGATAACCCTTCTAGCGTGAGCGCTAATCCTCTCACGATTCACGTCTTTCTTTTTGAGAAATCCTGTTTCTCTGTGCTGCCTGCCAGCACGGCAATCTATGCAAGTCTTGGTATTCTTATTTCTAATCTCTTGCCCACAATCTGGACACGGTCGTCTGTTCTGTGAAACTGGTCTATCACCAAACTTGTTCGAGTACGTTGCTGAACAAGACCTAGAACAAAATAGTCTTCGCTTGTCTTTCGACGAAAAGACCTCGCTACAAAGTTTACAAATCATGGCATCCTCCCTAAAGGATGTCGGGGAGTGTTAGGGCACTCCCCAACTAATGTACGTACAAAATGGTGCGTCCGGCTGGCAATGATCCAGCAACCTATCCCTTAAGAGGGGAGTGCTCTGCCTATTGAGCTACAAACGCATAAACTTATTTTCTACGACGGACGAACAGCGGGTGGTCCGAGATCAACTCTATAGCCACCACAATCGCCAGCCCGATAATTATTCCCGTGAGCATTACTTCTTACGGATCGTTCCGCCGCTTGACGGCTTTGAAAACTGGTCATCGCGACCGTTGTCCTGTTCGGCTGTCAACTTACCACGCATGCGGTTCACACCACCGCCAACAGCCACAGCCGACTGATCGTCGCGACCCTTATCCTGCTCGGCGCTGCTCTTACCACGGGCACGAATTTCCCCGCCAGCCGACGGCACTGATGCTTGGTCGTCGCGGTTATCACCATATGACTTGCTCATAAAGACTCCATGACTTCTAGAACTTGGTGCGCCGCGAGCGAGTCGAACGCTCATGGGATTTCTCCCACGGGGGTTTAAGTCCCGCATGTCTGCCATTCCATCAGCAGCGCAAAATTGGTACCCCACTGTCGAATCGGACGACATAGCAAGGCTTATCTGGCCCGAAGAGTTTATAGAACTCTGCCGCGAACCATCGCTGCGGGGTAATCTCCGACCGCGATTAAGCGGCCCTTGTCAATCAAACATCGGTAGCGTGATCTCGGTCGGCGTACCCGTCTTTACCGATTTATTCGGCGGAGCCGCGCTATCATGCCTACGAACTTTTTGACGACTACCTGCGGAGTCTCGTCCGCCGACGTTTCGCGTTTCTGGGCCTCATCGTTCACGAGAGAACCTTGGTATCCTTCCACGCGGTCAAACTTGGACTAAAACTATGGAGTGCTGCCCGCGCTTTCTAGGCGGAGGCTGCGGTTCAACAAGCTTCGAAACTTATTGACCGTTTTCGAAGTCACTCCAATCTTTGGTGCCCCGCCTCAGATTCGAACTGAGACTCCCGAAGGAACCGCGTTTTGAGTGCGGCGCGTCTGCCATTCCACCAGCAGGGCTAAAACCGATTTGCTACTTGTACTAGACGCGAGCCACACTTAGAGCAGTGGTTGTGAGACCACGGCAATGTTAACCACCAGTGACAAATCGTACACCATCTAGTTTTCATAAACTTTGCGGCTCCTGGTAACAGGACCGCTGGTTGGTCTTCATTCCGTTTGCACGGCGAAGCATACTCAGCCAAAACTTGGTGCCGCACTGGGGAATCGAACCACAGACGCCCGGCTTTTCAGACCGGCGCTCTACCACTGAGCTAGAGCGGCTAAACTTTTTCTTTAGGCAACTTCAATCTCAACTTCTCGATCTCGGCCAGTAACATCGCGAACTGTTTCACGTACAGTTGCTGTATGTCCACGGGAAGAACGCGAAACGTTATACTCGCTTGCTCGCCTGCCAAGATCAACTGCTCAAGCCGCTGCGGGCTGGACTTCTTTTCTTCGGGAGTCTTTGACACGTCGTAAGGCAAGTGGAAACCTCCGACGACGCGGTACGTCATTCTGTGCGGATACTCGGGAACATCCATCTCGTATCCGGCCATAAACCCTGCTTTCTAAAATGTGCCCCGATCCTCTCGCGAGCGTTCGGGACCAGATGGTCCGAATTCTGGGGCGACCCCAATGCCTGGACAGGCGCGTTATCTAAACTTTTTCTTTCGGCAACTTCAACTTCAAACTTTGCACCTGACCGTAGTCGTGGATTTAAAATTGGGGTGGGCCGTGGGTCTCGAACCCACTGTAACCAGATTCACAGTCTAGCGCGTCACCTGTTTCGCCTGGCTCACCATTGAAACTTTACAGAATTCTGTCTGCTCTTGAGAGCGAGGCATCAAAGCACTGCTTTGATCTTAACCACGAGTGCCTGAACGTCCGCGCTTGCGCTCGGAGCGACCTTGGCCAACTCGACGATGACTGTAGCCTTGACCTTGTTCACTTCGCTCACCACGGCTGCCTTCGCTGAGGCTAGGTCAACCTTAAGCTGCGCCGCGGAGAAGTGCTTCGAGATCGCGACGGCTGTTGCGATGACAGCCCCGATTGCTAATACGAATTCTACCATGATATCTCCTGTTTGTCAAGAACTTTATGAAAGAAACTTTTGCAGGTTCTTCAAATAGCGCAACTGCGCTGAGAGCCTGAAAATCTCTTTATCCAAATAATGCAGGACTGCTTTCATCATTTCGTTTCCCTTAATTCCAAGATTTTCTGAAGGCCGCGATAAACAGAGCCCCGACAGCCAACGTAACAACGAGACAGATAATTGCGTACATTTCTTTTCCTTATCCGTTCTTATGCGTCGCCTTGTCTCGGTCGTACTTTGTGTCTTCGGCCAGCATAGGCGGCTTGTTCGGTTCGTCGATGCGGTCGTCCATGAAAGGAAATCCGTTGCGTCCGCACTGTTTCTTCGCTGCATCCGTGCAAGCATTCTCGCGGCACGTTGCATCCTTCACTTCACTGACGGGCGGTCGTTCACGCTGCGGGTATGCATCCATACTATACTCCAAAGTGCTTCCTCACGTCAAGGCCCAAATGCTTAAATGCGGCGATGACCTGTTTCTTAAACTTAGCTAGATCGCCTGCGGTCGAACCTTCCAACAGCGTGTCGATCTGTACGGCGACCATGCGCGGCGGTTCTGACTTTCCGCTAAATGCTGCGGCGGCAGATGTGCCTAACTCAATGGCGGCCTGTTCGACGATCTTGTCCAAAACTTCTTGGGGCGTCTTCGAGACATCGTAGCCGGGGTGTCCGCCCTCTTCTTCCCATGTCGATTCCTCTTTCGTAGAGGATGGTAGCGTAACAGTGCCGTAAAGCGTCTTCGAGGTGACGGCGGCCTGGGACGAATCCCCGGCAACGCCATCCTTCGGGTACAGCGCGGGGTCAACAGCGGTGCGGAATTCTTTCGGGATGGGCACGTCGCCCTGAGACTCGTTCGGTCGAACACGGTCTGTTAGCGGGTCAGGTAGACCAAGTGCTTCCCTTTCAATCTTTTGGCCAAATGACTCTGGCGCTTTGTTCGCAATCGTCTCACTGCTCATTGGCTGGTTCCTTTAAAACTTTTCTATTGCGCCGTGCCGTCGCTTCTCTCTGCTTTAGCTCCTCTTCGCAAAGACTGGCGAGCCAACGTGAGTCGGCCTCGAAAATTCTGTTAACCATTGCCGTTGTCATTGTTCCTGTCTCAGGTGGTCTGACACCCAGTCTCACTGATGATACAGAGGTTAGCAGAGGTGGTCTGACAGACAGACCCGACCCAGACCGCTCAACTATGTAACTAACTGATTCTAAAGGACTTAGGTATCCTGATGCTACGAGAGCAGAGGGTACGCTGAAACTGCTACCGTCGCCATCGTCAACGTGCGGGAGGGGCGGGTGGGTGTCTTGGCGGATTACTGGCTGGCGGCACCCTCATGATTCCAAAGGACTTATAGGACGAAGGCTATCTACAACATAGCACATAACATAGCAGCAACTCATTCGTCTTCAATGACTTACGTTTACTAAAAGCACGACTAATGCCAACCTATTGCCGATTACACATTCATTGCACTTTGTTGCAAACCCTTGATTTGATTGCGCTTACTGCTGATGCGCTTAATGATTAGTTATGCTCACGTTGCCACAGGTCTCTCGGAGTCGTTGGCTAAGCTACCTCGTCCGAGCATTTCGTCAGTGTTCCGCCTGTTATCTGGCTTTTGTGTGTTACTAACTTGTGTGTTTTCAACGTTTTAGCGTAAAATCGCTTTTATTTGCATCGAAAGCGTAAAAATTTTGTAATTTTCTCGCTTTTTGTGCGCCAGATGAACCATCCGCGTCTCACAATTCTGATGTGTGCGTATAACGCTTGTGTTATTAATGACTTGCGCTGTCTCATCGCCTGTCTTAGGCTAAACAACGCTCTTGTCTCAAAATGAGAATTGGTCTGACATCGTCTCACGAGAGCGAATCATCGTTGAGACTATGTCGGCCTCTAGTGTCCTCATAAGATGTCTGTATACCGTCGCCCTTATCAATTTGAGGCCGGAAGCTGTCGCCACGATCCTGTCGCCATTTCACGATCTTGTAAGTCATTGATTCCATTGGCGGCGACACCTTTTTGGCTTGTAAACCACACATAATAAAGAGTTTAACAAAATGGTGTCGCCAAAGCGGTGTCGTCCATACACACACACACACAATATTTGACCAAAAGATAATATATACTTATCGCGGGGTTTTCCATGTTTATAAAAACAAATGACTTACGCTATTTAGGAGATAATTAATTATAACTTAAATATGACTTATAATTAGCTCTCTCTCCCGACCCCGCCCCTTTGGCGACAGCATTTGGGGCATCTTTCCCTAATATATCTAGATATCTATAATGAATCTGAAGAGCTTTAAGAACTTCAGGATATCTAAGACTCTTACATCTCTTAAGATAGATGGGCGAACAAACGACGAATCGACCTGTCGCCAAAATAGTTGAAAAATAACACTTGACATTCTGTCGCCAACCTGATAATCTCTCAGATTGAGGTGAACATATGAAACTAGGAACGCTTACAGTCTCAGGTGACAGCCAGAACAGGACTAAAGTACTATTGACAGTTTCCAAGGCTTGCGGTACACTCTTTACATGGAGGCAACACCGATGCTCACCAAGCGAGAAGTCAGCCAACTGAATCTCTGGAAGGCCAACATCAAGGTACTCTGGAACGCAGCCTGCACCGAAGCTGGTGTGCCAGTTGATTCCAAGTTTGTGGTGTTCGATCAATCTAGCGCCGCGTGCAAGGCGCACAATGAAGCGATGGCTGAGTTTCACAAGGGCCTAGCACGCATCCGGAAGAATGAGGCTCGCCGCGAACGCCACGCTACCTTGAAGTCTCTCGGGCTATCATGAATAGTCAAGCGATCGTGCAAATCTCGGTCAGCTTGGTCCTCTTGACCGTGCTGCTCACGATTGGTTGGTGGTTACTGAGCGAGGTGATTTATGAATAACTTTCCTGTTCGCATCGCACATTGGCTTGCACTGTCAGATGGTTGGCTATAATGCTCTCAATGCTCCGACGATGGCTCACCCGCACCCCCGCTGTCTATATCGTATCTGTCCCAACACACGTGGAGATAGCCAACTGCCAATGTGCGTCAAATACCTGCACAATCGATTCGGCTTACGTTTCCTCACCCATGTAGTTGATGACCATAAAATGGACCACGATGTGGCCATCGATGTGCTGGAACGACTACACGCTGCTCGTATCCGACGAGATTAGTTACTGGAGGAATTGGAGTATGAAGACGACTTCCAAACTTGATAAAACAAAGCGTATTTGGGTTTATCGTAATTTAAAACACGGTCGCAGCACTCGTCTGCTTTATTCAATCATGCAAAACGGGAAAGTGGTTGCACGTCGTCACCGTCTCGTTCTTAAAGATGTAACCTTTAAAGTTCGAGAATCCGGTAGGCAGCGCGTGCTTCGCGAAAACAGAAAGAACGTTCACGCTTTCGCTGTCGGGCTGCTGGTTGGTAGTTGTTGCGGCATAGACCGTAATGGTAAAGACCTCCCGGTTAAGATTGGATATAATCCTCATGACAAATCGTTTATGGCTGTTGTGATGAACAAGTGGGTGAAAGAATTAGCATCACCGATTCACAGCGCTAGATGTGTGCTGTTCAATGAGAATGGTATGTCTGCGGCATACACTGATTAGTACCAACGTACCATTGACGGATATCGAGCGCCGGGTGTACACTGGTTACAGATTGAGAGAGAGCACAGGGCGAGACCTGAGAGACCTCGCCCCCCTTCTAAGGCCCGCAATATGTCGCAATCGACTACAGCGGCCCTTAGTAGGGAGAACACTCAATGGTTAAAGCGCCCTTCGAAGTCCGCAAGACTGCAGTCCCTGTCGCATCCGGACAAGCAAGCGGAGACAAGCTGTACCTCGTACCTCTACGGTTCTGCAAAATGAAGTTTATCGGCGAGGTACGTTCTCGCATCGGTAACTGGTACAAGACGGAGTACGGTCAGTTTATCGGCCTGCGATAATCGGTACTAAAGTACCATTGCCAACCATCCGCATGCGTGAGATGATGGTTTCAGAAAGCGAGGCATATCATGAAACTCTACATTGTTTGGGCGATGCCGAAGAACTCGAATGACCGACTGGATGAGAAAACACTCACCAGCATGGCGTTGACTGCGAAGCAAGTTGAAAAGGTCAAAGAAGCTGCGTCTAAGGACGGTTGGCACGGTTTCCGAGTCGTGGAAGATAACAACGAACTCCCTGACTTCACGAAGGCGATGAATCTTTAGTACCAAAGTACCATTGACCAATTTCGGAGCGCATGCGATACTGGTTTCATGAGGGACACAATGTCAAACTACACCGTCAAAGAATACAATCAAGTCGTGCTCGCGAAACGGGAACTCCGCGCCCTTTGGTTGGAAGCGTGCGCCATCGACGGCATCACCGATACCTCGGCGACTTGCATCATCTTCTCGAACGGCAACCCGAAGGCCGACGAGTACAACACCCGGATGTCCGCGTACTTCAAAATGGTGAAGCGCATCAAAGCCAACGCAGCCCGTCGTGCGAAGCACGCTGCAATGACCGACCTCGGTCTCACCCGGGTTAAAGGCTCACTCGACGGCACGTACTACGAATAATTCGGTACTAAAGTACTATAGACAGAATTCTGGTGTTGCGGTACACTCTTTACATGGAGGCAATGGGAATGCGACCAAGCCAAGCAGTCATCAAGCGTCACCTGAACCGTCTCGCCCGCAAGTACTCTGGCGTCGAGTTTCGCGTGCTGTACGCTTCGAACGGCGAGACCGCGATTCTGCCCGTTAACCCTGAAACCGGCGAACCCGAAGCCACTAACCCACAACGCTTCGTCTTGAAGAACCTCTGGGTGAAGATGTGCGCCCATGACAAACTCGACCCGAAGAGCAACTTCGTGGTCTTCTCTGATTCTAACCCTTTCTCGGCGGAATACAACCGCGAGGTAGGCCGTTTGACTTACGATCCGACTCGTATATTCTTGGGCATCGCAGAAAGGTCTGTACAATGATTAAAGCGATTATCTGTCTCACCTGCCTCTACTATGCGGTAGCTAACCTCCACGCGCTGTGGAACGTCCCCAACGCTGCACATACTATGGCCGACGACCGCTACACTGATTCAGACTTCGAACCGGAGAACAAAATGAGCAAGAGAATTATTCCGACCGCGCACCTGAACGGCACCGACGAAGGAACACTCTGCAAGCAGTATGAGAACGTGCTAGAAGCGTTGCGTGCTGCTCAGTTAGCCGTGATGCAGGCTGCGCCTAACGGTCGCGACTATTATCCGCAGGACGCGTTTGCAATTGGAAACGCACTCGCTCAGCACAACCGCCGCGTGCGGACCTTATACAATCTGACCATCGAGGTGGAGGCAGATTATAACGCTTTTGTTGAAAGCACAGGGAGGTAGTATGCAGACTGCAAGAGTCGTTACGCTCACGGCCATCGTCTTGTTCGTGCTCTCGCTGCCATTTCTGATCTACGGCGCGATAGGCGTTGTACTGTTCCACTTCATTCTGAAGCTGTGGTAACGCTGATGCCTAGACTACTTTGGATATTTAATTCTATCTTGGGCGGACTGTATCTTGTCTACCGAATGGCGAGGAACCATGCGAAACGTACGCAGAATGAACAAAGCGAAGGATGCCCGCCGTCGTGCGAGGAAGCACCAACAGCGTACTGTCTGCATAACAACTGCGGTGAAAGTTATTCCAGACGCTCGCCGCAAGCCAGCGAAGCACAAGATAAAGTGGATGGCCGACTATGATGCTTAGCGCGAAGTGTCCATACTGCGGTGTAATGAATCACGCGAGGAAAACCCATATCGAGGGCCGCCCTGGTAAGTGCTGGCACTGTCAGCAGCCGTTCACGCTCTCGACGCCTACGCCACGGACTCCAGGCAAGCCGTTCTTGACCGCCGCCGACCTTGTGTTGTTGAGAGAAATGAGGATACGACTATGACTCTGAGCGCCAAGAACAGCGTCAAATTTTTCATAGTCCTCGGGCTGCTCCTAGGGCTGATTGTTTTCTTGAGGGTAGTACTTTAGTACCATTGACATATCCCAGCGTTCTGGTAAACTGTTTACATGAGAGTAGAACAAAACACCGACCAAGCCAAACAGGACGCCTTCGTTGCTTCCTGCTACTACCACGAAAAGCCCGCTACCCGTAGCGACAAATTTTGGATTGGAGTCTTGATAACCGTCTTCGTGCTGGTTCTGATAAGCATCCCGTTCTGGGTACCAGCGTTGTTTGCGGGCGTCTCGCCCATCGTTGTGGTTGTCTGCTACCTGCTCATTAGGGACCGCAAATAGGTACCAAAAGTACTATAGACAAACTTTCGGACTCAGAATACACTGTACAAGTAATCAGGAGGCATCAAATGTGGAGCCTAGATACACTCAAGAAGCTGAACGCCGAAGCGGAAGCCAAGCTGAATCTGGAAACCGCCGAAGGCGAACTCGAATTTGAGGAAGCGAAGAAGTTGAACGAGCAGGACAAGGATTGACTAGCACAGGGCTCGATACAAGCGAGCCCGACTAGCCGAGTGCACTCAGAGCGTTGCCGCTGGACTGGCACAATAATAAGCACCAGCCTTTGAGCCGTGAGTAGTGCATTCGACTAGTCGGAGGATAAAATGGAGATCAAAACATTCGAGGATGCACGCAAGGCAGGCTTGGACGTGTTCACCTTCGCCAATAACGACGCAGGCGAGGCAGCCCGTACAGCGCACACGGTAGCGGCACGCGTACTGAACCGTAGCGTTGTGGAATTCACGGAGACCTTCGCGGGCACCACGCTACTGTGTCTAGGCGTCGGCCCGCGCCCAGACTCGGGTAAGATTGCAAAGCATGTGAAGAACCGCAAGACCGCACGCGAATTTATACAGGGAGAGTAACGTGAGCCTTTTACTAGTGGCAATAC